TTTTTTTCATAGTCTCTTACGTCTTGAAATTTTATTGTTTCATTAATTCTTACAGTACCATCAATTGACATTAATAATTCTAATGTATTTTTATCCTTCAATTCTGCGTATATAAAATATATAAGTTTGCTCATGCTTTTAATCCTCCCTATTGTTTAATTCCTGTTATGTAATCATCAATAATTTTAATTACAAAATTTTCAACATTAACCATTGATTTTTCAATTGTCTTCTTCATGGACTTATCATCATAAGTTCCTCCAAGATAAAAATAATCGCTTTTTCTGTAAATATATGTTGTATAATTGTCTTTGTTAATGCTTGTGTATTTTATAAACATTATGTTTCATCCTCCGTTTATTTCATTATAAAGTTCTGATAATTCGCTAACCATATTTAATAACATACTGTTGCCATAATATTTGTAATAACATTCCGAAACAATATTTACTTGTTCGTATATTTCTTCATCGCAATATCTATCTCCTATATATAAAATATACGACTCATAAAATGCTTCCATAGCTTCAGAGCACGCATTGCGTTTTATATATTTTTCTAATGTCTCAAATTGGCTAAAATCATCAGGAAATTTATTATCATCATTTAAGTCTTTTGCTAAATCTCCATATATGTTGTCTTTGTTTAAATAAGTTTTTAACATATATTGCTTGTATGTCATCATTTCAGTAATCATTGTGTTATCCTCCTATTTGTAATTATTAGCTCTTTATGTTAACATTTAGCTGAAGTATTATTTTTTTGTTCCTTTTTATCTTTATATTCTTTAGATTGATCATATATGTTTTTGCGTTCAACAATATCAAGATTGAACGCTTTCATATTCTGAAGACAGACACGCCTTATTAATTCATCTACAAACTCTGGATAATAAGGGCAATCATTTTTATCTAAAAATATTTTTCCTTTTATATGTTCGGAGTCATCAGTATTTAAATCAAATAACCCTTTAACTCTATCAAATACTTTGAAGTGTCTATTAACTTTTACATAAGTCAGCGAAACCATGTTTTTAGTTGCGCTATGAGTATCCAGCAAAGGAAGGTTAGTATCATTATATTGCTCTTCATCATCATTATTTCTTAAAAATCCCATATCTAATTTTGACAACTCTTTTATTGAAAATAAATGGCATCTTTTCACCGAATTTATTCCATTCCATTCATTTCTTACATTTTTATCTGTAACAAAATAATCTGTTTTTTCAATTTGTTTTTTAAATGGTGAAACTTTTTCGTAGCATTCAGATTTTATGTTAAATTCTCTTAAATATTTCGTAACTTTATCATATGTCTTACTTAATCTTAAGCAAAACATATCATCCTTAATGCAATAATCATCATTTTCAATAAGATTGCCGTTATCTATCATTCTGCCTATTAGTTCTAATGTGCTTTCCGAAACTGATTTATTTTTTGTTTCACCGTCAAGATTAAACATTTTTTGAGATCTTTTAATAATTTCAAATACGCCGTCTACGTCTTTTGTAATAACGCCATTTTTCTTAAAAACATTAAATAATAATTTATATGATAGTGCAGACATTATAATGGTATTTTTTACTCTATCAGGCATTCTTTCATTTGATAATTTTTCTTCCAAATAGTTATATGTTTCTACAATTTCTTCATCAGTTATCAATAATGTTTCATTTAATAAAGATCTGCCAAGCCTCGTAATGCTATCTTCTAACTTTTTTATTTTTTTCATATTAGCTTCATATTTTTTATCAAAATATTGCCTTGAAAACTCAACTAATAAGACTCGGTCTTTTGCTGCAACTTCATCTATCTGCGTTTCTCCTACTATTAAAAGAGGTGCTATAATTTGATAATTTTTATATGTTAGGTCTGGCTTACCTCTATGAAGCGCATGATTATCATATAAACTTCTTATTATGCTAGATATTAAATCTATTCTGTATTTTGTCATTTTATGTTCCTTGTATTCTTCAATTATTATTGGAAATATATTGGTTTCCGTAAACTGCTTTAATATCGCAAACTCTTTAATTGCTGAAGCTATTGAGGCTTTTATACAAGAATATCCACCAAAAAATGGTACAAATACATTTTCAGTTGTTTCAGTTTTGCCGCTCCCAGACTCGCCACAAAAAAATACAAGTGGAGTTTTCTTTTTTAGGCATTTTATCCGTCTTATTCTGTAGTTAATGAAGCAATTTGTTACTCCAGATAATACGCTATAAACAATTTCTTCAATGTTAAAATTAAATAAACATTCATTTAAAAGCTTTATATCTTCATAAGAAGCTGGATCTTCATTAAATGCATTATCGTTTAATACTTTTTTAGATACAGAAACATGCTTATTATTGTTAGTATTATCTACATAACTCCATTTGCCATCATGTTTAACAATCCCAACATAATCAACACCATATTTGCATATATTTGATTCGTCCTCAGTAACAAAACATTTTATAGTTTCTAAATCATTATCATTCCCTATAAACTTTAATGTTGCATCTATTTTATTTATTGATTTTTTAAAATCTTTAACTGATGTAAAATCCTGAATATCAAGAAGCATTTCTATGCATTTTGTTTCTTTTTGAAACATAACCCTAATTTCTATAGTATCTTTATATTTAATAATTTCTTTGGGAATTATTACAAAGTTGCTTATTGTTATTGTTTCAGAATATTCATTGCCTTTTGAGTCTGTTTTTATAATATCTTTCATATAGCTATATCCGCTAGGCTTTATTGTGAAATTCATTTAACCAGCTCCAATTTCTAATTTTTCAATAATCATTTTTTTACCTTCTATTTTCATAGTTACATATTCATCAAGCTTAAGATCTTCTTTTATTTTTTTAGGAACTAGCAAATATTCAGAATTGCCTATTTTCATTAACTGCCTTACTATTTTTTTATTTTTCATGCCACACCTCCATATAATCTAATTTCTGCAACAATTAAATTATAGCATATAATCAAATCAAGATAAATATTTTTGTTACATTTTTTTTGTTACGTTTTTTTGTAACAGCTATAACTATTTATTTTAGCTGGTTATAGCTGTATTTAAATTTTGCTGTTACATTTTTTAAAAAATGTTACACCTGCATGTAACACTTGCAAGCTTGTATACTAGTAGAGTACAGCCATTTGTTACATTGTTACGCTTATTTTTTTTCATGTATTTATATATAAATATATAAAAACGTAAACATATGTATGCATTTTTGTATTTTTTCTAAGTAGTTATAAAATAATATTATGTAACAATGTAACAAATATCTTATAATATAGTGTTTTTGCTGAATTGACCCTGTTACATTATTTTTTTTACATATATAACAATGTAACTTTTTATATATAAATCAAGTAATATAAATGGTTATAGCTGTTATAAAAAATGTAACAAGCAAATATATACCCTATTTTGCTTACATATTAGTAATTATTTTACATATATAATAAATTACAGCTGATTCTAATAAATAATAAGTAAATAAGTTTTGTTACTTTGTTACCGCTCACATATATATAAGAAAAATAGCGGTTTTAGCTGGTAACAAAATCGGTAACACGAGGTAACAAAATTATAAGTCGTGTTACCGTTAAAACAAATCAAAATATATTTTTCTATATGGGGGTATAAATATATATATAAGTTACTTTAATAATAAAATAATATATATATAAGACTATGACTAAATTTTTAGGGTAACTTTTAGGGTAACTTTAGGGTAACTTTTTTACATTTGAAAAAGTTACCCTATTACAAACCATTATTATTACTATGTTTATAAGGTAACCTATATTTAAACTGACATACTTATTAAAACAAATCGCATTTCACCTTAAAAAGATGACATATATATGATTTCACTAAAGTGGATTTCACAAAGTTTGAGTCTTGTAAATTTTGATCCCGGCAAAGGAAAGAAATACTCACTTAGTTTGTTAGATCTGTTAATTTAGATTTAGAAGTGTTATAATTGTTGTGTGCATTTTGATTATAGAACTTAGAATTGAAAAAAGTGGTTAAGAAATTAATCGCTTTTTTCGTGCTTGATTTCTTAGCTATTCTTTCCTTTTGCTGGCTCAAATATTCACAACTATTCGATTGATTTTAAAACATTTGACTTGTTTCAAAATATTAAGATAAAATAAATTTATAAATATTTTTGATAAATATTTAAAATAATAAAATAACTAAGTATTTTATATTTTTTGTATATTTTGTAAAGAACTTTTGTATTTGTTAACAAGCTGGCAAATACATTTTTTTTGTGCTTATTTTGTCTTTGCATTGACTTATTTTGAATATTTATTATAATTAACATGTTAACACAAAGTCTACTTTAGGCATTTTTCGACTTTACAAAAACGTACAATGTCAGGGCTTGTTGGAGTCAAGCAATCGAGAAACAGTATATACTTTATCTTGAGAGTTGGCGTAATTAGTGGCGTACGTCAGTCGACAAACTCAAAATCGTCACTGCCGTGTCTGGTAAACTAATGGTAAAGAAAAGTTATTGACGAATAACTAGTATCTTGGGTTCGATTCCCAAGTCAGGCTTTTATAAAATTCACTGAGGTTTACTATATAAGATTAATTTAATGATTGGCGCTTGAAAGAGTGCTTTTTCTTTGCATAAATGATAAAATAGTATTTGTTTATAATTGTTTTTCATTTTTTTAGTCCTCTATAAGTTGATTTGTTGATTTGCTAGAAAGATATGAGTATTTGAAAGTTTTCGATACTTGTATCTTTTAGTTTGATTATCTTTTCTTTTGCCGGGGATCAAAATATACGAATTACTATCTAAAAAACAAATCAACATCTCTTTTCAAAAAATAATATATATTTATCGTTTTTTTACTACTTTTTAAAGCCATTTACACACTTAAAATAATTAAAGCTAATTTTATACGGCTAAAATTTAAATTGAGTATTTGGGCAATTAACTAACAAATAAAGGCATGTAAAACTTTTGTTATATATTTAACACTAAAGTAATTGATTTATAATTAAAGTTGTGTTATTATGTTAGAAAATAAATTATTGGAGGATAAAAAAATGAGTAACTTTGATAGTCATAAAATACCATTAACAAAAGATACGCCTGTAAGATTGCTAATGGATGACGGCACAGAATTATTCTTAGTATTAGACGGGAATAGTGTTGACATTAGAGCAAACCATTGTAATATTGCAATAAGGCCAAAAGCCGATAACCATATTACAATTATAAGGATTAATAGAACAATACCAAAAAAAGGATAAATAAAATGTTAGAAATAAAAGTAAATTACAAAAAGCTTGATGATGACATCAAGCACAAATATAGAATACCAAAAAAAGAAATTTGCAAAAACCTAGAAATAAGCTACACAGGCCTAAGCAAAAAAATCAAAAAATGCAATTTCAATGTTGCTGAGATGACTATATTATTAGACATATTAAGCATAAGTTTTGATGATTTTGTAAAATTATACTTGGAGGATTAAATTATGAATACAAACTTAGAAATAGAAAAAAAGGTAATAGAATTTAAAAAATACAAAGAAGAAAATGAAAAACTAAAAAATACTTGCGAATTGTTAATCAAAGAATACAGAGAAAAAATTGAAGAATATAATAATAATATTCAAAAAGCAGAAGACTCATTAAAAGAACAATTGTTTAGATCAATACCTGACGCAGACTTTAAAGAAACAAAGACTCAATTTAATTATAGGTTTCCATCTGGGAGTTTCATAAAGAAAAAACCAAGTAAGTCAATTAAATTAAGATCTGATTATAAAGAATCAGAGATACCTAAAGATTTTATTAAAATCAAAAAATCCGTTGACTGGATTAACTTCAAGAAAAATTTAATTATAAATGACGATAAAATAATTAATAAAAACACTGGAGAAATTATTGAAAGTTGTGAAATAGAAACAAAACCTGAAGAATTTAGAATTAAAATATAAACCTGGAGGATAAAAAAAATGAAATTTACAATAAAATTGTCAGAAAAAGCAAATTTGATAGATCTTAAGAAATTAGAAATAATTGTTAAAGATTGGATTATTTCGAAAAGTATTGACTTAAAGAAATTTACTGTATACTTTACAATGAAAAATACAACACCTATACACTTATATAATGCAATTGCAACGCAAGACTATGTCGATAATACGTTTATTATGTATGATAAAATTTGTGCAAAGTAAACTGTAAAGTATACAGTAAAGTATACAGTAAATTTACACAAATATTTTGCAATAAACAACAAATATTTGGAGGTTAATATGAACATGTATTTAGATTATTTTTCATTCTGCGATGCTTGGCAAGAAAAAATTACTAGTGACATTTTTGATAAAATAATTACAGAAAAAGACAAGATAGAACAAGAAAAACGTAGCGAAATAATTGAAAGGCTAAAAAAGGATAAGAATGACAAAAATAAGTAAATTAAAGGACTTGAAAGAAATGACAGTTATAGCAATTATAGCAATGTGTATTTTGTTTTTTACAATTTGCAGTATTGCAGGATTAATTGGCAAAACAATAATTGAGTGCTTAAAATGGATATTTAAGCGTAATAAAGCTTCTAATTGTAATCTTACTTGCATTAAGTTTAATGAATGTATTAATCATGAGGACTGCATTAATTGTGTTGATTATGATAAATATATTGGTAAGGGAGATATTAAGTAATGTTTAATTTATTTAAAAATATAGATGATAAAGTAAAAGATCTTGGATTTACAAAAGTTCATAGTTCAAAACTTGTAGAATGTTATGAAAGAAAAAATGAGCAATTTAATTATACTCATTGTGTAGATATAATTAGAAAAACAAAAAGGATTCCTATAGTACAAAGTTACCAAAAAGATACAGATAACATGGTAGGATTAAATATAATAGAGGCAAATATATTTATAAATAAAATAAAAAAACTTGGATGGTTTAAAAGATAAGATATGATGTTAAATTTGTTTAAAATATTTTGTAGTATTTAATTATGAAAATTATAGTTGATGTGGAAATAGCTATCATCATGATATTTGTTTGTAATACAGATTGCGGTAAATATACTTGCATAAATAAAGAGAACTGTATTGATTGCATTGACTATGACAAGTATATTGGAGGTGAGGATTTGAAATGATATTCAATAATTTAGCAGACTTTATAATGACAATATTTTTTTCAAATAGAATAACATTTTTTAAAGATAAAATAAACAACAATACAGAAATTAAAAATAAAAAAATAGATATACAAAATACTACTTTTAAAATAGAAAAACCTATAATTAAAGAAAATAGGCATACAACATCAGGCAGCGTTAATTATGTTAAGCCACAATTATATCCACTTTCAACCTCGTCATTAGAGCATAATAAAATGAAATTTGAAAAGAAATATAATGTAAAACTAATTGAAAATCAAGATAATTTTACTTATTTTTTTATAAAAAATGGTAAAAAGCACGAAATATGTCAAGAATATTTGTTAGATATGGATTAAATAATAATATTGGAGGATTAAAATATGAAAAAAATAAAAAGCTTATTTAAAAGAGATTATGACGGCAACAGAAAAGTTTATAATGAAATTGTGCCAGGTTGCGAATGGGTAGCACATGGTGAGGGCGTAGCCACTAGAAAATTTAATGGTACGCCTTGCGCTATAATCAATGGCAAATTTTACAAAAGATATGATGTCAAAGATAAGGCTGTGCCAGTCGGGGCAATACCTTGTCAAAAAGAACCCGACATTGAAACCGGACATTTTCCACATTGGATAGAAATTGTTGATAATAAAGAAAATAAGTGGTTTATGGAAGGATATTATAATTTAGTAAATGCTGGACTTGCGATCAGTGGCACTTATGAACTATGCGGGCCTAAAATTAATGGCAATCCTGAAAAGTTTGAAAATCATTTTTTAGTGCATCATGGTTGCGAACAATTAGTAGATTGTCCTAGAACATTCTGGGGTATAAAAGAATATCTTGAGGATAAAGATATAGAGGGCATAGTATGGCATAGGGAAAATGGCGATATGGTTAAAATTAAAAAGAAAGATTTTGATTATAATATTTAATTAAGTAATTGTAAAACTTGATCCGGCAAACAAAGAACTAACTATTAATTAAAAGACTAGGCAATCTATAACCTAGTCTTTTCTTACTTACTTTGATTTTAATATTCCAATTCTTACAGCCTCATTTAATGGCAATATATCAGCTAATAAAGCTATATTTTCATGCATCTTATCACGCTTTAATAATGTATCGGCATCAGCCTTTTGCCAATCGTCCCAATATTCTATACCGCAGGCAGATTTTATATCTTTTGATACAGATTTTATATAATTCTGAAACTCTCTTTTGTTTGGACACTTATCCCATAATGCTCCAGACATTTTTTTGAAAGAATCTCCACTTTTATTTCTATATTTTATTAAATAATCATATAGCCATTCATATGTTTCTATCTTTAATTTAGGGCTAATTGCCAAGGCGATATCAATAAATAAATATGGATGCACCCAAGTATGTGCACTTCTGCCGCGACCTTTAATTATTGGATTACCATATTTAAATGTTAATTCGTCAATGAATTCTTTCGTAGATTTTTGAGTTAACCATAATGATAAATTAAAATCTGATAATTCATTATTTCTACGCCATTTATTTCCAGCCTTAACTAAATCTGTAGCACTAAAAAATTCGCTTTTAGATTTAGTAATTGAATTTATTTTTACATTAAATATCATATATTTACTATTTAATGGAATATCATTTAAAACATTATTTATTGTTTTTTTTATTTTATTAATGTCTATTTTAAACCATTCACCTTTTGTATTATATTCCATCAATCTGTTATGTATTATTGATTCGTTTTCAAAACAATTATTTATTGAATCTACACAATAAACAAGACTTAAGCTTTGTCCGATAGCAGCCTCTATCGATCGTTTTCTTTTTTCTATATTGTTTGTGGCTCCTATTTTGTATAATCCATTTTTTTCGTTAAATAAAACATATATTTTATTCATGTCAATCTCCTTAAAACATTTATTTTATGCACAATTTAAAAATATAGTACTTATTAATATATATTATATAAAATATATTGATAAGTGTCAAGATATTAAATAGTGTCAAGATATAAATATTTTTAAAAAAGGTCAATAGCTTTTCCATTATAAATACATGTTATAAAGACTAGGCAATCTATAACCTAGTCTTTTCTTGAATTAACTTTCATATAATATTTTTAATAGGGAGAAGCTTTAAAACAGAACCTCTATTTATATTATATCATTATTTCATATATTTATTGATAACTTTTTTTCTCAAAAGTATTCCACCGCCAACAAATACAATCAAAGCACCAATTGCGAAAAAAACATAATCTAATGTTGAGTCTTCGCCAGTTTTAGGCAAGCCGCCAGAGTAAACAGTTTTGTCATCTTTGGATGAATTACTTGTGTTACTCGATTCGCTTAAATCACTTGACTCATTAGAACCTGAATTATAAGAATAATCATAATTGCTTGTTGAATTGTAAGTATTCTCTTCTTTGCTGGAGTCGTTATTGACCGTAACAACTTCTTCTTTCTTAATTTTTACATATTTTCCTTTGTGCTGCCACTTATTATATTTGAATAAATAACCGCTATGCCATTTACAAGATTTCTTTACATAAATACCAAATTTCATACATTTTAGCTTATGCCAATCCTTGGTATCTTCTGTTTTAATAATTTCTTCTTTGCCATCAACAATTTTGAACTGAATAGTACATTTCAAAACTTTTTCTGCAAACATTACCGAATATCCAGCATATTTACCGCTAGTAATTTTATATCCAGTTATATATATTTCTTTTACTCCAACAATTTCATCAACAGCTTCCACACCTTCAACGGCTTCAGTGATCGTAACCTTAGTTACTTTAACATTAACTGTAAAACTTGCTCCACCATTAAATTCATTGTCAGCTTGATTTGTAGATTCATCAAGCACGATAACATTGTTGCCTTCTACTAAATCGTTCTTTGCAACATGAATAGTATAACTTGGACTAGTTCTAGTTGCCTCTACATAAATATCAGGTATTTCATTTTCAAAAGGATCTGATTCTGTATTTTCTGTAACTTCTTTATCGTTAAATTTAACATCATATATCCAGCTATTATCAATGGCTGTTTGATTTGGCGTTATAGAATAATTTATAGTATATCCAATAACTTCATCGACAGCTTCTACACCTTCAACACCAGCAACATATTCCTGAGTTATATTTTCTTCCTCAATAAATTCACCATTACTCCCCTTATGTCCCGAAGCAAAGACTCCAGCAAAAGAAACAAATAAGAATAACATTATAATTGTTGAACTAATTATCTTTTTTAACATTTATAAATCTCCTCCATTTTTTTTATTTTATATATTTGCCTTGAACATTTCTTTTTTGCTTGTTCAAAGTTCTTTTTCTTAACCACATTAAAGATTCTTCTAATTTTGTTATAGCTACAGCATTTTCTCTACATCTAAAATCAGAATTCTGAAAATTTTCAAGACGATTAATGCAGATCGCAATTAAATCTTCCATAAAAATACCATTTAGTCCAGCTTCTTTAACTCCGCCTTGTTGAAAATGTACTTTGCAAAGCATATTATTATTATCATTTTGCAAAATCTCATAATCATGAGGTGCATTAAATTGAATACTGTCATTGTCTATGACTATATGAGTATTATCAGTTGTTATTAAATCATGTTCTAATTTTGAATATTTATCCATTTTAATCCTCCAATAAATTTACTTATTTTAAAAATTTAGATTATATTATATCATGTTCATAATCTATTAACAATGTCAAATTTTAACTTAACAACGTTGTCTTTATTTTTAAGTAGCATAACAAGAAAATCGACTTGTCTATCATTTAAGTACACAGCCTCAAAAGGCCTACCAGGAGTTGAAACCTTTTGAGACTTAATTTTACCTAATTTTTTAAAATATTTTAAATATAATTCTATTGCTCTTATTACAGTGCAATGTCTTATATTTAGTTTTTTTGATAGTTCTATTGAATTCATCTAAATCTAAATCCTTTTAGTTTTAATTGTGCTATTATTTCATTTGCTATCATATCTGAAGAATTTTTTATAATAATATCTTTTATTTCATTTTGTAATATTTTAATAGTTGATTGATCTTTATTTTCAATTTCAACATTTACAGGCATAACAATGCCATTATTAGGCATATCATTCAATGCATTTACTAGATGCTTTTCAAAATCTTCTTGTTTAGCATCCATTATATTAATATCAATATCGTCATGCCATTCAAACTCTTTGCTTTCAACAACTTTTAGACAATTTATATTTAAATACTTATCATTGTCAAACAAGTCTTCTATTTGATTTTTGTCAAATCCCTCATCATCATGATCTATTATATATCCACTTATCTTTAATATTTTTGCCATTTTAATTATCCACCTTATCCACAAAGTTATTAACAACTACAATCTATCAGTCAAACTTACAAATGCTTGCAAATAACCTATTAAATTAATAATCTCATGATTGCTTAAAATATTCAAGCCATTATGATTATTGTAATTGTCCTTGGAATAATTCTTTAAAAATTCTATTGCTTTACCAACATCATTAAATCTTTCTGTTTCAAATGTTATATTATCCATAATTCCCCTTCCTCTATTTTGCTAATTTCGAATTCTTCATCTTTATTTTTAGCATCTTTAATTTTGTCTTTTTGATATTTGTTCATTTAAATCTTCCATTATCTTTCTTATTTGCATTATCTGATTTTATGTCATCTTTAATTTTATTATTTAAATTCTTAACATATTTTTCATTATCATCTTTTTTATATTTATAAACACTATCTTCTTTATCTGATTTTCTAAAAAAACTCATTTTTAATCCTCCAAATCATTTTGTATTTTATTTTGATAGTAACAAAATTTAACAAAATCTTGCTAATTACATTTTTTTTAAGTTGATTTTATCCTAACAATCACATGCCAGTTACATTTGCTAGATATGATTATAACTAGTTAGCAGCTAGTTTCTTTAAGTTGCTAAGTTAAAATAATCACATTAATTTAAATCATGCAAAATCATCCTGGCCATCAAATTTTTTGTCCTTAGCAATATTTTCATTTTTGCTAACTACATTTTTGTCTTTAGCAATCTTATCGCCTTCATTCCAGTTTAATAACTTTTTCTTAAGTTCTATTTCTTTCTCAATATCTTCTTCCGAAATATTAAATACAATTTTTAAACTTTCAAATGTCATAAGCACGTGAGACATTTCGGTAACAACTTTTTCCTTAAGCTTTTCAATTGATAATTCTCCAGGCTTAGTCTGGCTCTTGATCAATACATCTAAAAGCTCGACAAGTTCTTCAGTACATTTATTTATTTGTACCCTTGATCCATTTTTCCTCACTAGCTTACTGTAAAAATCAATATTGCTATTTTCATTATTATCCATTATTTTATACCATGCTTTCTTTTATACATATCAACAATGTTAGAATCTAGAAATTTAGAAATCATTTTTAATACTTAGCTCCGGCAAAAGAGAACAAGCTATTGTAGTAGTAGGTTCATTGCAATATGGCTGAACTGGAGTAATTGGATATACTGGTGTAACAGCAACATCATCAACTCCAACACATTTCTTAAAAATTTGATCTAATTCCATATCGTTACATTGTTTTATGTATTGTATTATATATTCTTTCTTTAATTCATTTAATTTATTCATTTAATTCACCCCATCTTAATCATCCTTATTTTAATTATTTTAATTATATGATACAATTATATAGAATAGTGAATTTATTTGCAAACTAGAAAAAGTAAGCAGAATTTCACTATTTAGATAATGAGTAGGTTCGACTCCTACCAGGAACATTATCGAAAAATCGTGACACGACTCGAGAGTGGATCATGTGATCAGGTTAAGTCGCCAGGTTTCTTAACCATAAAAGATCAAAACCTGGCTTTATTTATATATAAACAAAGCTTAATAATCTTATATATAAATATCTATATATAAGAAAATCGCCAAAAACTTATATAAGAAAATTAGATCTACCTATTTCTTTTCTTTGTCGGTATCGTCAGAGCTATCAACCTTATCTTTTACATTTTTCTTGCTATCATTACCCTTGCTAGCGTTATCCGTAGCAGCTTTCAAAAACTTCTTATTATTAAATCCTTTTGCAATTTTATCCAATTCTTTCTTAAGATCATCAATAGCATCCTTGTCAACTCTCTTAAAAAACTCTGGATTAAGATTACACAAAGCAAATATAAGCAACGTAGCTTGCGGTCTAGCATACTTTTTATACTTAGTTTCTCTTCGCTTACTTATAATAAACTCTTTTTCTCCATTATTGGTAGAACTATCATATTTAGGATTTCTGACCTCTTCTTTATATTCGACAATTTCTTCATACTCATATCCTTTAGCCTCTTGCCATAAACTTTTTTTCAAGTTAGACACTAATTTCTCTTTGGACGCAGCTAGGACTCTTACCAAGTCTGGGTTAGAGCGTTTATGGCTTTGTAATGTACTATAACCAACGTTTAACTTATCAGCTATTTGCCTCTCTGTAAACCCTTGTTGCCTCCAGTCTTTTATTAAATGTAATTTATCAGCTATATGAGTATCATACTTGCTTTTCCCCATGCAGTCTCAATCCTCCGTATTATGGTATTATTACACTATTATATCACACTTAAAAAATTACAAAAATGTAAAATTATTATAAGCACATATTAATATGTTATGGTATAATGATATTGATATTTCATGCATGATAATTCATGTTTTTAATTCTCCAATAATGCTTGGGCGATAAAGCATTACATAAAAAATAGGTACTTGATAGGTACCTATTTTTGTTCTATTACTGTTTCTGTATTTCCGCATTTATTGCATTTATATATAATTATATAATAACCATCTTTGTAATCTATATCTGATACTTCCATGTCTTCACCGCAACATTTATTTTCCATTTAAAACGGTTCTACAAAGTTATCAATTGCCTCTTGTCTTAATATTTCTAACTCAATCATTCTTGCTAGTCTTGAGTCCTTAAGATCGATTGTGTGCCATTCTCCATCAATTTGGCTATAAATTTCTTCTGGCTCAGTATCAAATATTTCTTGATTGTTGATTTCTAAATTTTCTAAATTTTCTAAATTTTCTTTATTTGGATCAGCGCTTAGCATAATAATATCCTCCCGATAAAATAATTTACTATAAATATATTATATAGCATTGTATTTTAAAAGTCAACTATATAGATTAATTAAATTATAAATTATTAAAAAAAATTAGATTAGATAATTAATTGCATGTTCTTTCTTTTGCCGGCAAAGGAGTTCACATGTACAAAATAGAGGTGAATATTATTTCAATTGTGTAAGTTCTAAATTAGGAATAATTTCCTTAACTCCTAAACTATTGCTTAAGTCAATAACTCTTTTTTTAGCTAATTGAAAAATGTCTTTATAAAACATTTCTTTGTCCATACCTTCAATAAGAGCTTGCCTTACAATCATATCAGCTACTGTAATTTTATTTAGTTGCTGAATATTTAATATTTCTCTAACATTTGTGAACTTTTCTTTTATTATAAAAAATGCTTGATTCTCCATTTTACTTATTGCCATATAATATTTGTTGGCTGATTTACTACCTTGTTTTGTGGCATATTCTACAAATATTTTTATTACATCCGTTTCTTGTATTCTACCTATTTTTGATTGATTCCTAGTTTCTAAGTAATGTCGATTTGCTTTTTGCGTTTTTTGTTCAAGTATCCATTTGCGCATTTGAACAAATTGTTTAGATATTTCCATTTTGGCCTTCATGACAGTGTCAATTTCGTTTGCCTTTGTTCTCATATTAGTTATTAAAAAAATATATTGTTCTTCGTTAAGATAAAAAACTTTTGAAGTCCCACCACCAATATTATCCTTTTTTGGAACACTTTGAAATGACAGGACCCCCAAAATTTCTAATTCTTTTTTGTATTTATTTACCAAATTATATATTACTCTATGTTGCCTATTTAATTTTTCTGCTAAAATTTTTGTTGACACATAAATAGTTTCATTTTTTACATTTAATAAATTACTCACAAAATCACCTCGACTATATTATAAAGTAATTACTTTATAATGTCAATGTTCGCAAAAAATAGCACGCCACCAACGACGCACTATCTAAGCTACTTACTATTATAACACTTAACTTGCATTTTTAATTTCCTCATCAACCAACAATCTGCCTGACTCAAGACCATCAGTAGCATATTCAACTTTCTCATAAAAGCTCATGCCCCAAGTCTTTTTACTAACCCATCGTTGCCAAAAAGTTTGCATACTTTTTTGAGTAGCTATATTTGTTTCACCAACTAGAACATATTGCTTTATAGATTCACAATAATAGCAATATGGTATATTTCTATTGCTAGGCTGTAATTTCTTGTAATGCAATGGTTGGCCTTTTCTTAACCTCTTTTTGTTTCCTCTAGTCATTGTTTTATCCTCCAATCAATGATTCAATTATAAAATATGCTAAAAGTGAATATATAAATATTAACAAAATAATACATAATATTCGCATTTTTTTATCATTTAATTTCATATTTTAATCCTCCTAAATTTACAAATGCGTTAACATAAAATTTCTTAAGAAATATTTAATATTTCCTAATATAAATTGTCCTGACAGCCATTTGTTTTCTATAAAATTGAACTGTAAATTATATTCTGTCATCCTAGAATACATCATAGTCCTAATACATTGCTTTGTATCTTTTATTTTTTTGTTGACATCTTTGTATCTATCTGGATTAGGTTTTATGCGATAATTGCCTACAAGTAAATCATTAAGGCTGCCATCCTCAATAAATATACTAAATTGTAGCAATTCTTGACCTCTTAGTATTTCGCGCTCAAACCTTCCGGCAAAAAGAGAACTAATCAATTCTTGTATACCGTTTTTTCTTTCAAGTGCGAAATAATCAGAGAAATTGGTTTTATCATAAATAAAACTATAATCTCCAGTATTCAAATGCGTTATTTCATAGTTGACACATATCTTTTTAAAATAATCTAATATATGACTATTTTCTTTTTCTTGCTGATCAACTAATACAATGACATCATTAACAAAACTTTCTAATATTTTGTTAATCCTTCTTTTGTGTTTATCGATCTTTTTTTGCTCATCTTTATCTTTAGAGATCATAAAGAAGAATCCTTTCCCATCCTTCCTTATTGTTAAATTTGTCACTTTTCCAAATCTCGAATGACTTCTTATTATTTTTATAAAAAATCACATGATTGCCTTTATGTTCGACAGTTATAACATGTTGCCACATGTCAAATATTTTATATTTTCCAGCTATTGCTTGAAAATCTCTATTATAAATAAGTTTATGAACATTAGTTTGATATTGATATCTGTTCATAAACTTTTCTTTATCATCTTTTTTGAATATATTAAATATCTTTGTTAAAAGTTTCATCAAATTATATCCTTTCTATTACCAAATATTTTTGGTTTTCTATATATAATTTTACTAATCCTTCGATAAATAATTCAGAAGGTATAAGTATCTTATAAATACCTTTGCCATTTAAAGTTACAGTAGAAGTATAATTTGATTTATCGCATTTACTTACTATTATTTTACATTTATCTCTCCTTAGGTATAAAACATCATTGTATTTTATACCTAACTTACCACATATTTTAGCCGGAAGAGGAATCTTTGAAGATACCCCTGAATATTTAGTCAGCCTTCTTATATACACTTTACTTGCCATTAGATTTTTGCTCCTCTTCTATCTCTATAAGTTTTGCATATACTTCATTGACTTGAGCTTCGTTTAATTCATCTATTTCATCTTTATTTGTAACTTCTTTAATTATTTTATTTAATTTGTTATCAGTTATTTTTAATTTTTTTTGATAAACTCTTAAAGATTTAACATAATCAGTATTATCTTTCTCTGCTGGAGTTTCTTGATTATCTTTCCTTTTGCCGGCCTCTCTTTTAGCCGACATCGTATCATCTTTTTTAGTTTTATCATTAATTACAAATTGCTTGAAATCGTTAAATGTCTTAATTCCTTCTATAATTCCATCTGATTTGCTCAATCTAGTTTTAACAATATTTATATTTCTATCCTCTGTGATTTCTATAACAACATCAACTAAGCTTTCTAGTATTTCTAAGGCATCAACTTGAGTACCCACTGGCTGAGTCTTTCCATCACTTCCAGTTCCCCATACAATTTTTGACCTGGCAGTAAATATTATATTGACATCTAATGCAATTATCTTGTCAAGTAATCTTCTTGTATTATCCCTTCTAAACGCATACCACTTAGATTTTTGTAATTGGTTTAACTGCATTAAGTTTTTACCAATTTTCTTCTCATATTGATTAAGCAATATTGATTCAATGTTATCTAATAGATCCGTAGCTGAATCTATTATTAACGTATTAACAATATTGTTATATACACCATCAGATATTTCTTTTATTATTTCTGTAGTCAATAAAGTTGCATTTGATATATCTTTAACATTTGAATCCTTTTTGCTTTTAGCAGCAGTCGAATGATCGACTGCTGCCCTATAAAAATCAAACTCATTAGAATACAGTGTAGTAGAATTTTCAAAATCTATTACAAGCGGTTTATCACTGTTCAATGCCCAACGACTTTTGCCTACGCCAGGCTTTCCCCAGATTAACACCTTTAATTTATAATCTTTTATCTCTGCTTTTTTAGCAATCATATTCTCAATCCTCCAAAATATTTAATAATATAATTATATATCATTGTAAAATAAAAGTCAATGTGTTATAATTAATTTCACCAATAACTATTTGTTAGAAAGGAATTAAGTAATATGGATGAACACAATATAAACGTAAAAATAAGCCAAAAAAGTTATATAAAATTACAAGAGATTTTTTATGATTTGAAACAAATCAATAAAGGCATCAAAATTAATGAGGTACTTGAACAGATAATTGAGTTTTCATATTCAAATTTAGATAAGTTAAAAGACTTGCCGGCAAAAGAAAAGTAAGTTAAAATATAATTGAGAGTTATTAATTAACTCTCCCTTATGTGAATAAAAAAATAATAAACAAAATATATTAATCACCACAACGGTGATTTTTTTTACATTTTTTTTATTATTGCTTCAAAGCCTAATTCTTTTAGTTTGTCGGCTATATCTTGGGCGTTTTTTTTATCTTTAAAAGCCCCTACTTGAACCCTATACAATTTCTTATTATTGTCAACATTTATTATTTTTTTATCAAATATAGCCTTTCTAAAATAAGTATATGCACTATTATAACCAGCAATATTTAAATCAACATACATGGCTGGACATAGTTTTCTACTTGCATCATAATGACGTATTAAATTTTTAGTAAAATTATTTTCATGCAAATACTTGATATAGGCAATAGCATTTTCTTGAGTCTTTGCAAAGTCGCCATCTGCATTTACGCACATTTCTATAGATATTGTATTTTGATTCGAATAACCATACTTATTATGACCATCACCAATTGCCCAAGTATAATACTTATACCAGTTATTTACGCGCCAAATTGATTTGTCATCGATAAATACATCTGCTGAGGCATTTCGATTACCATTATTGAAATAATTAAAGTGTGCTTCTGCATCAGCGCCTTTTGAGCTATTGCCTGTATAATGGATAACTATTGCCTTGAAATTTGATTTCGATCTTGTTAACGCAGTGCGATTGTAGCTTATTTGCTTAATGTAATATGGTATTTTGTTTATTGTCTGCATGTTGTCACTCCTTTTAATTGTAATATTTCACCTAATTTCTTCTTTCTAGTTTCATAATCCATATCTAATTCTATCATAATAGCATTTTTGCGCTGCATATCTTCGATTAAATTTATCTGCTCAATAGATAGATAATCTCTAATAGTCCTAACGTTTTCATCTATATTATGTTTTTGTTTAAATTGTTTTGCATTCATACCTAGAACAATTTTGTTGATCATGTTATACTCATTAGAGTAATGAAATGGCTTTATTTCTTTACCTTGAAGTTCTCTGTGACTTTTAATGGAATCTGTTAAATGGGTAGATTCCATTTTTAATTTCTGTCTTGATTTATAATATTCTTCGTATTGATTAAATTTGTTGATATAAGCTATCTTGTATTTTAATGCTGTTTTTCCAGTAAAACCCATAGTTAATAAAACAAATCCGTCTCTATTCATTATATACATTTTGTCACTTCTACCTGACTTATTTTTCTTAAAGGTCAGCGCAAAATTTCCTACATTTTCTCCCATTTCAGATAAGTTTTCAATCAAATTATCTATAGCTTTTAAAACATCTTTATGGCTTTTTGTAAAATTTTTAGCTATAGATTTAGAGTCGACAAGAAATTTATTTCCTTTATCAAATATTCCATATTCTTTTTTAATTATTTTTAATTCTTTATCCATAATATCCTCCAAAATTAAAAGACTTTATAAATCCAAATTTCCCCACTCGAATTTATAAAGTCTTATACTATTTTTAAATAGTTTGTACTGGTGGGGAATCAATGCAAACTATTTAACTCCCACCATTATATCATTTGAAATAAAAATAATCAAACTACCCTTTTAACTGCTTAACCAACTCAATCAACCCATAAATGCACCCACTAACCCCACTAATCATTAATGCCAATTTCTTGTAAGACAAATTCTTATTATCATTTTCTCTCTTTTCAATTTTTTCAACATTGTGGTTACAGTCTTTTTTAGTAACATAATCTTTTTTAATTTCATTTATTATTTTGTTATTTTCTTTGACATCTGCTTGCAATATTTTCATATCATCTTTTATATCTTCTCTTAAATTTTTTACATTATCATTTATGCTTTCTAGTAGTATTCTAGTTGATTCATCCACTGATACAACCTCCTATATGCCTTATTATATTACCAAGTAACCGCTTTAGACCCATCTAGCTTCGTAACTTTCATATACGTCTCTTTTCTTACATAGACAGGATTTGACCCATCCGTATTGCGCTGATGAAATCTTGGCTGAAATGTTGCTCCAATATCTTCAACTCTAACGACCATTTTTATTACAGCATAGGCAACATTTATATCTGTTCCAAAATAAATTTCATCATCCAAAGCATCATACCCTGCAAACTTGCCTTCTTCTGCTGCACCAGGGTTTGTCGAATCAACCGCTGGTCCAATTGCACCGATGCCGCCATTTTGATTAAGTAGTTCAACTTTACTTGTATTAAACGATACAGTAATATCTGGTGTTTCGGCTGCGCAATTGAAAAATAAATTAAGTTCAATTTCATACAATCCATGGCTTAAACCTAACTGACAATCACTAATATTCACCCAGCTACTGTTATTAGACGATGATTCAACTGTTTCATTTTTTAACAATTTTGGAGTAGTCCACTCTTCTGTCAATAAATTTGTAGGCAAATGAGAAACTACAAAATCACTAACAAAAGAAAAATTAGAAGTATTCATACTTCCACAAATATATATACAACCTTCACTTCCTAAAACCGTTTCATAATCTAACGCAATTGTATAATTTAAGGTTTTTAAAATAACTCTTATGTATGTTCCATTTTTTTCTATTATAAGTCTTGCTTTACTAAATTTTTCAAGAGTATATCCAAGCGCAAATGAATCGACATGACCACCTGACGCAAATATATATTCATCAATATACAACGTACCAGAAGTAACATAAACATCAATATAATTATTTGCATCAACGCCCCATCTAAAATTTGAAAGTTCGTCCTCGACTGTTACATAATGCTCTATTTCACACACAAAGTCAGTAACATCACAATATACATGTAGTCCATATTCCCATGTTCCTCCTCCTTTTTGTAATCCTATTTTGCCAAAAAACGGATCAAAATACTGATATATTTCAGCTTGCGGCTGAAATATTTCAATGTCCCAATTGCCGTTTCCGTCATCTAATAGCCAGGGATGAGGAGCACCCCCACTAGCACGTACCATTGATAAAATGTCAAATATTACATAATCTCCTGATGCACCTGAAGTACTATTCCAGCCAACACTTATATATGTCATTGTGTCAGACCATGCAACAGTTCCGGATGTGTTAAACCCAGATTTTGTTAAATATGCAGATTGATAACCTGTTGAAATTCCGCTTGAAAATGTAAAATAAAAATAATTACTTGTGTCTTTTCCTACCCTAACGGTTATACTAGATACCTTGCTAGAATCATTGCAATAAAATAACAAATAAAAATAATCGCTTGTAGATGATGAGTCATCTGAATTTAGAAAATCATTAACACTCAAACTAAAATCTGCCCTATATATTCTGAGCCATCCAGATGCTGCATCGTCATCCGCTATTTTTACACTGCTTTTGCCAACTCGATTATATGTGCTATCGTCTGTAGCTGTACCATCTGTAAGAGTCCAATCGTCTTTATTTTCAAAGGTGCTAATCAACTGAGTACTTCTAGTTGTAAAATAATCTTTATATTCAGAAAAGCTAATAGCTTGACTTCGCCTACACTCTTCATCAAGCTGACCTATTTTTGTTTCTCTTGCATTTAGAGTAGTAGCATTTATACTCTCTCCACTGCCATTTGTCCATGTTTTTTCTGTAAAATTTCCAAATTCAGCCATTAAATCACATCCTATCCCTTAGGGTTAAAAGTTTTTCTTGCTCCAGCATTAAATGGATTAGTGCAAGAACTATTTTTTTTTATAGCTTTTTTAGGTACTTTTGTCATACTTATTATTAATCTATATACTTTCTTTTTACCTTTTTCTTTAAGTGTTTTCTTGTTTCCTTCTTCGTCTTCAACTTGCACATCAATTAAATCTTCAACCTCTACTTCTTTTCCTTCTGCACTTTCGATTTTAATAAAATTACCTTCTTTAACCATTTCAAGTATTGAAAGGCCCACCGTTCCTAAAGCATTTTTTTTAAAATTTTCATCTAAAGTTTTATCTTTCAAATCAAATTCTTGCACATATTTATCAAAATACATTTATATCATCCTTTCGTTTGCCGGCATAAGTTTAATCTATGCCTATTGACTTATTGTTATTGTATATTGTATCAAAAGTTCCTCTGATGCAGATTTGTCATAATCCCATAATACATGTGATATTAAGACACCAGTGTCTGCGTATTGACTAGCTGTATTTCCGCCAAATATACCGACTTCTTCGATAGTAGTTACACCAGCGTCTGTAATATAAAAATCTATAGTAACAACACCGCTTGAAGGATTTGCTCTTGCAACATACGGACTCCTATGTACTTCAGTGCCTAATGTTTTATCCGTTGCTGCTACCGCTGTATTATCTGTCCCAACCGCACAATATTTTATAATATTGCTTACTGAATAAGTCCCAATAAATGACAATGCCGTATTGTTTAAACATGCATTAGTTATTATATTTTTTCTAAACCCTACTATTTTTTTGTGTCTAGTTTTTTTGTCTATGCTAAAGAATTTATATGTCCCTAGCACTTTGGGATTGCTATTAATATTTATTTTAAATCACCTCTCAATCGCTTACGCTGTCGGTATCATTTACGGCGCCTGGATATAATGAAGTACTCGGATATAAATCAGTATCTGGAAATAGAGGGTCCAGCAAAGTAAAAGCATACTCGCCATCCTGGTCGAATGTTTCGCTTACGTCTTTCAAATATATCAATATCTCAGTTTCTTCTACATCAATGCGATCAGGCTTTAATAAGTTCTTAAAAAATTCTTCCCATCCACCGAGTGCAGCCCCATCTAATACAGTATAATTATAATTTATATCATCAAGTCCGCGCGGTGTCCATGTGCAGCCTTCAACTAAGACTTGCTCATCATAATTCCAAGGATTACTTTTTGTCAATTGAAACAATTCTCCAACATTGTAATCTTTTTGTTGCAATGTAAATGTAAATTTATCAGCATCATTTGCATATTTACTAAGTAACTGTACTCCGTATTGCAAGGCATCTACAGCACTAAATAATTTAGAATTTTCTATATAATTTGAATGTGTAAACCCTCTGTTTGCAATTTCTGCCTGATTTGCAACAACTACAAATAGAGGTATTAATCCGTAATAAGTGGCTCTTATGTATCCACCTGTGTTTAGTGCCGCCAAAGTATCACCGTCTTGCGTAATTTGTGTCGATCCATAACTCCAGTAGAATTGCTTACCTTCATGTAGTCCCTTAACTCCAACTGCAGCTTCTGTCCAGTTTCCTGCAGCTGGCTTGTATTCAATAAATGGATCTTTAGCTATTGGAAATTGTGTAAAAAACTCCAATGTTTCGCCATCGCATGATGGAGACAATATTTTTTCACTTTGTTCTACTGTAATTTTTTTATTGCCTTTAAGATACAATTTATTATAATAGTTTTCTCCAGACTTTTGTCTTTTTAGGCCTTTCTCGTTCGCTAAACTTGTACTACTTATTGTTCTACCAGTCCCACTTAAATCTATAAAATGTAATTGCTTGTCTTTGTCAACCCACCAAATAATATTGCCAAAACTTTTCAAATGATCTAAAGCTTCGGACCCTTTCATATAATTTATTATTACAACATTAATTTCTATATCTGCATCAATTGTTCCAGCTGTTATTCCAGAATCTGTAAAATCATTAGTTATTAATTCATTTACAATATTTTCTAAAGTATAATCATCGTAAGCACCTTTTATTATATGTCTGTCTAGCAATGCGGCATAATCCTCGCACTTTATAGTATGCCATAATGATCCTTTTTCGACTTCTTCTGAATCTGAATTTATTATAACACCGCCCCACAGAAGAGCAGTATCTTCATATAAACCAATTTCGACACCGTACTCTATCGTAGTACTATTGTCATCTACAATTACGCAATCCAGCGTTCCTCTCGCGTTAAGCCTTTCATTAATACTCCAACTGTCTTTTTGTATCTTTATTTCTGTATCTAAAATTCCGTCTCCATTAGTATCAACCTTAAAATATCTCAACTTATCACCCCTTTTGAGGCCTTATACCATATGTTTGCAATGCCCCAACAACGGCGCGGCCTATTTCATCCGTAGACATTCTAGCACCATTTATATTAATTATAGCATTATTATTATTTACTGTACCACCGCCTCCAGGATATATATTTCCTTTTGCGGGCACGAAATTTATCTCTGTTGCCAATTTTGCGGTAATGTTATTTAAATTAGTAGATAAGTCTGCTATTATTTCTTGCAATTTTGGTTTCCTCTCTTTTAGTCCTTTTACAATTGTATTTATAAAAGCTGGACCAGTTCTATCTAAATCTTTTAAAGGCCCTTCTTTAGCTGGACTAAAAGGAAGTAAATTTCTAATAGATGCTATTATTTTTTTTACTTCTTTTATTGGCACGTTAGCAACAGCCTTTATACCATCTACTAATGACTGAATCGCATTCTTTCCAGCAGAATAAAGCTTAGAACCTATACCTCTAACCTTACTAACTATTCCAGACATTGCTTTTCCTACAGCTGACCTAGCAGAATTTAATTTACTTCTAATTATACTTACAACTTTACTAAAGATAGATGACACCTTTGAATAAATACTACTTGCAACTGATGATATTTTAGATTTAATAGCATTCCAGATTGACGAGGCTGCTGATTTTATTGCATTAAAACGTGCTTTAGCTTTGCTATATAAATTTACAAAATAATTAACAACTTTTGAAATTAAACTTTTTACTACTGATGTTACCGCAGACCTAATTGCATTAAATATTGCTTTCGCTTTATCATAAAGAAATTTTACATAGCTCACTGGTTTACTTATCAATTTTTTAAACCAATTTATAACACCATTTATTAAATCTGGAATTATACTACCACCAACAACAGCCATATACACACTCTTAAAAAAATCTATAATTGATGTTACAAAACTTGAGACAAAATCAATAATTGCTGTAATACCATTTACAAAAAATCCTTTTACATTTTCCCAAAGCGCCTTTGCACTATCTTGTAGCATAGTCCAATTTCCTGTAAATAATCCAATAATTAACCCAATAGCTATTCCAATTATACTTTGTATTATGCCAAACACATTTGCAATCATAGCAACAATATTATCTATTGCTGCTATAAAACCATTTAGTCCACCAATCGCTATTCCTACTGCAACCGTTATAACAGTTATTAATATTGTTCCTAACAATTTTAGAATTGGCATTAATGGTTGCACAGCTGTTTTTAAATTACTAAAAGCTGAAACTATTGCACTAAAATCAAATTTTGATAAGCTTTTTCCTATGCTATCTTTTACTGTTCCTAAAATATTCATAACTTTAGAACCAAATTTTATCAATGCATCGCGAATATTTATAACCTTTTGTCTAAATGTTACAAATTTTAAAATAATATCATCGATAGTTTTAGCGTGATTAGGGAACATATTTTTTAATGCATTTTTCATTGATTCAAAGCTGCTATCAAAATTACCACTTGTCAGAAAATTAAAAAACCCTTGAAACACAGTCTTAATGTCGTCTATATGTGTTTTAATAAATGATATTGCTCCGCCAACTTTTTCTTTAATTGAATTGAACACATTGCCTATCCCGTTTCTAACATCTTTACTTGATAATAATAATGCCGCTAATGCTGGTATTAATAGAGCTAAAGCGCCAACAACTGCAATAACCGGAGCGCCAATTGCAGATATTACTGGCGCTAATGCCGCCCATAATATAATAATATTTGAAACTAAACTACCAAGTCCAGCAAAGACCAAAAGTAGCGGGCCTATAGCCGCTGCAATCGCCGCAATAATTCCAACCATAATTTTACCGCCATTACCCATGCCATTAAATCCTTCAGCCAGTTTCATGAGCCAGCTCAATCCTTGTTTTAAATATGGCAAAAATGCTGTGCCTATGCTAATTGCTATGCCTTCAATAGCAGATTTAAATTTAGTCCATTGACCTAACAAGTTATCCTGCATAGTCTTTGCCATGCCAGATAAAGCGCCTTCTGAGTCATATAATTTTTTAGTAACATCTGATAATTCTTTGCTCTGCCCATTTAACAAAGCATTTAGCTCCTTAGTCCTTGTTTTACCGCCAATCATCTGTATGTATGTATTTCTTTGAGCATCAGTCATGCCGTCAAACTTTTGGTTCATTTCTCCTAATATTTTTGTCATTCCTCTAAACTTGCCATTACCGTCATATATTTCAATTCCTAGTTCACCCATTGCTTCTCCTGCGCGGCCTGTTCCAGTCGTTAAATTATTCATGATTGAAATCAAGGCGTTGCCAGCCTCACTACCCTTATATCCTCTATTTGCCAGTACAGATAACAATCCGCCAGCCTCTTCAAGCGGAACATTAAACATTTTAAAGCTCCCACCAGCTGTAACCATTGCTTCTAAAAATTGTTGCATACTTTGATTACTGCTGTTTTGAGCTTTTGCTCCGATATCAAGATATCTATTTAAATCTTTAGTTTCTATCCCAAGCGCTGACATACTATCAGTTACTAAATCTGAGGTTAAACCAAGATCCATCATGCCTGCCTCAGAAGCTCTTAGCACAGGTTCAAGCCCCTCCTGTATTTGGCGGGTTGTCCATCCCGCAAGGCCCATGTATTCTATTGCCTGAGCTGACTCAGTTGCTGTTTTAGTTGTCTTGCTGCCCATCTCTAAAGCTAAGTTTTTCAATGTTGTAAAATCTTTGCCTGTAGCTCCTGTAACAGCTCTTACCCTAGACATGCCTTGTTCAAACGTGGCAGCTGTTGCAATAGAACCCGTTGCAACTTTAACTAAATTTTTAGTAACATAATTTGTAAGATTACGTCCAACATTGCCTAATGACTGACTTACTTGTTGCAGTCCCTGTCCTAGTGCTAATGATTTAGTCGCACTGTTGCTAGCTTGTCTTGCATAATCCCTAATTACGTCACGTATTGACCTAAGTTGTTGCTCTGTATTTCGTCCACCTTGTTGGCTAATCCTTAAAATTAGTTCTTCTACTGATGCCATATTAAAATATTAAACCCCCTTTCAGAAGTTGTCTTACTTAGATTATGACATATTTTTATGTTTTTTTATAGTGCGCTGAGTGTTATAATAGAGATGCAAAAAGTCGAAGTGGTCAGCTCCGACTCAAAAATTTTTTTCAACGGGTAAATATGCCCGATTGAGAAAAGTCATTATAATAATAAAAAGAAACTTTAGAAGCTCTTTTGCTTATAATTATATAGCAAAAAATGATTAAAGTAAATAGAATTAATACGAATATTGATCAATCGAAATTTATATATTGTTTTATTGAATTTTATATTTTAATCCTAATATATACATTAATCTTTTATTATCAATTCTTTTTCTTAATGATTTTAAATTATAACTTTTTTTAAGTGTTGAAATAAATTTATTTTCAGGCATTTTACTTCCACCAAAACTCCAATCACTATAATAATTATAAAGTCCACGACTGCTAATCATGCTATTATCATTAATTTCACAACATTCTTCAACAAATTGTATTGCTGAATTATTAGTTTTATCTTGGCCATCAATATTCATTTCATCAGTCTTAATTTTTTCTATAACTTTATTGGGCTTTCTATGTTTATTATTAATGCCATTTATATTATAATCATTAATATCTAATTGGTTTATGTATTCAGATTCTAGTTTATTTAGGTCTTCAAAATCGCAAATATCTAGAATCTCATATGTAAATCCATTGTAACCATTCTTTATAAAATCTTTTTGTAAATAATAATTATGATGCTTATTACTTAATAAATATTCAATATGACTATCCAATCTTTTAAAAATATTTTTGCTTTTACCTATGTATCTTTTGTTATTAAATTTATTTTTAATTTGATATATTCCTATCATCATATCCCTCCATATATTCTTTTATTAACCTTATAATGACCTTAGACATATTTTTGTCATTATCATTACAAAAATTCTTAAATTTAATTTTTAAATCTTTTTCAATTAAGATTCTAATTTGTGAATCTTTCATAATAATCACCTCTTTATATATATTATCATATATTATAATATATTACAATGCTTATATATCCATCTCTCCCCATGCCGGCAAAAGGAAAAGCGGTCATTCGATAATCCCGAACAACTACTTAACCAAATATTAAGCTACAAAAAAAAAGTTTATAAAAATAATAAAAAGTTGTTGACAATAATAAAAAGTTATGGTATTATATATACATACTAAAAAACAAGGAGGAGCATACAATGACTAAATCATTATTATTCAAAACAGCTCATAAAAATACTAAAGAAATGAAAAGAAATTATCCAGAGGTAAATTACAGAGTTCAATTTGGATTAGAATTAAAGACATTGTATGCAAATATGAATATGACAATGAATGAACATACACAAAAATGGATTAAAAGAGCAAAAAGAAATGAAAAATTGATGAATATGGATTTAAATGATTATTCAGCAGCCAGATATTTTATTGAATCAAAATTCATCACAGAAATTACTAAAGAAAGCGAAATGGGAATACATAATCATGACATATTTAGCGAAAAATTATCTAGCGAAAAACACAGAGATTTGGTTATAAAAGAAGCAAAACAAATAAAAAAAATATTTCTAGAAAGGTAAAAAAATGATTAAAATTAATTTAAACTCAAAACTATTAATTAAAGACATAATCTACAATATAAACTTTAAAGATCTAGCTAAACAGTTAGATCTTTCTGAGTATGGATTGCGCAAAAAAATAGAAAATAGTAGTTTGCGGCTTGCTGAAATAATAATATTATTAAAAGTTTTGGCCATTAGCTTTGATGATTTTTGCAGTATATATATTAAAGCACCTGAGTGAAGGTGCTTTAACTTTTATCATAATTTCTTTTAACTGGTATAATCCCTTTATCAATCGCGGTCTCGATCGGTATTGCTCCATCAGTGTCAAGTCCATTAGTCTTCATTTCTCCGCCATGTAGCTTAGCTTGAAATTTTCTTTCTTGTATCAATCTACTTTCAATTTTATCTTTCATTAAAAATATTTGTTCTCTAGTCAATTCTTGTATATCTAAAAATGAGATATTATATTCAGACATAATCATGTCAAATACACCACCCCAACCAAATTCTTGGCCTATTTCAATCCCTTGGTTAGGGTCATTAAGTTTTTTACATAGCCGTAGTTACATGTCAAACATGTTGCAATAGCTTTCAATACATCGTCCCTTGTTGCCCCCATGTCAATAATTGTATCCATTGTAACATGTCCATTAGTTCCTCTTTCGAGAATCTTTGGCAAATCGTCTCTTATTAAGCCTGATATTTGTTTTAAAATATCAGCTAGTGAAAATTCAGATCCTTCTTTCATGAAATCAGATTTTATCAAAGGATCTAATTGTGTTAATGCTTCAACAAGTGCATCGTCAAAATCATTGCAAGCCTTCCAGGACAATGCTTTTATCGTAATAGCGTCGTTACCAAATGGGACAACTTCTCCTTTATTTACTAATTTATCTCTTTCTTTTCTTTGTTCAACTTTTTTAAATACTTTTTCTTTTTCTTCTCTTGTCATTTTTTGTTAAAATCCTTTCCATTCATTATATCTATTTATTGTTTTATATATTTTCTTTTGCCGGCAAAGGAATCATATAACTACTAACTAGGCTACTGTTGTAAAGTCAAAGATTTCTGTTACAGCCATCTTGGAGTAATCATCCAATGCACGACAATTCTCAGATACTGATACTAGATAAGTTGTAGTACTTGCTGACAAATCAGAGCTTGGTGTAATAGTAACTTCGTCAGTATCTGTTTGAGAAACAGTAGTAGTTACTATTGTACCGTCATCTTCAGTCAAAACAAAATTACCATCATTAACGCTATCAGGATGAATATCTCTATTAAACGTAACGACAATAGTTGTATCAACCGCAATTCCAGATGCCCCATCACCTGGTACAATACTACTAGTTTCCAATGTAGCAGGACTACCATCTGTAGCTGCGGCAGTTTCTTCCATCCAGTATCCTAGTTGCTCACCAGCACTTTGAGTGGTGTCGCATACAGCCATAGCGGTAAATTTAAATCCCATTGAGCCATCTTTTAGGAATTGTGGTTCTAAATTAGGACTTATATTTACTTTTAACAATCTTAATCTTAAATATAAGCTTCTATTAGTACGTTTTGGCGCTCTATATTCTAATACATAATCTGTAAGCACGGTTTGACCGCCAAAAGGGATTTTATCATATCCGACTTGACCTGCATCTGGTGCTTGAGTTGTTATTGTTCCACCGCCAATTGCATATTTAAAAGCAGTAGCTCCACTTTCGCTTAAAATTGTTTCAAAAGAACACTCTTCGCCAGGAATATAGTATCCGACCGGTGCTAAATATTGATCAGTTTTAATTGGTTCTAGTTCGCCATTATATTTAAAAGTAGCTCCTTCTGATGTTAATCCTAAATCAATAGGGACTGAATCTGGATTTAAAACTACGTTTCCAGCTCCTACATGTATTTTACTAGGTGTTGCCATAAAATCAACTCCTCTCTTTAATAATTCGAAATTATATAATCTATTGAACCTAAAATTTGAGAACCTTGCGCTAATCCATGATCTACTTCAAATAAATCACTTATTGTCGCATCTCCAATTTTAGGAGAATGTAAACTATTTTTCCAATTGTTTTCATTTCTTAATACTCTTACTACTGCTTCTGTATATCTACAAATAAATCTTTGCAGCTCATCAGCATCTATGTTAACGCACCAAACCTGTATTTCAAAGTTTAAGCGCCTTTCTTGATGTTCGTAGTCGTCTTGCTTATCAGACGTTTTCTGAGCTTTAATTAGCACGGCTGGAAATTCGTCTAACTCAGTTGGCAAGTAGCTTCCTATTTTAAAACTTTCAATTGTCGGAGCGTTAGTTGAGGCACTAGCCTCCGTTTCAACCGTATCAACAACACTATTTATATTAGCAATAAGATAATATTTAATTGAATTTAAGGCATATTCAGGATTCATGTACTACCTCCATGCTCAAAAATATATTCAAATGCAAGTCTGGTCCATCTACGCTTTTGTGCTGCTGTTAAGCTTACAACTTTTCTTTGAGGCATTTTGCTAGTGCCTCGCTGATGAAATACCGCCTTTGGATCTTTTGTACCAATTTCCAAACTATTAGATGACACATGGTTAACATGATTACCTCCTATACTTGTCAATGACTGCATTAAATCACCACGTCGTTGCAATATTGGCTTGCCTGGGAATTGTTTGTCCTTAATAGCTTTATATGCTGGTGATAATGGCTTCCACCTAGAATTGCCTTCAAAAGCACCTTCAGAGCTAAATATACCTTTTTCAGTTTCTCTGAAATCATCTGCTATATCTTCAAATAAAGGCCTAAAATCTTGTAAATGATCTGCCATAATATCCAAATATCTTGATAATTGAACATCACCATCAACATCAAATCTTAATCTAAACATATTACCATTGCTCCGTTTCTAACTTCCAAACCGGCTCAGTATCTTCATAATCATTATCAGAATTTCCATGGCTTGTAAAAGAATATAATCCATTTGTGCTATCTTTTTCAGTCGAATTAGGCAATATAAGATCACGAGATATAATTTGCATTATTCTTTTGTCGGCACTATTTTTCCAACTATAAGCAATTTCTGGCATTTTGCCAGCGGTTTGCATAACTAAAACTTTAGCAACCTCATAAGCTGCTAGCCTTGTAGATATAAATTTTAATATTTCTACATCATCAACATTGGTTATTGGAGTATTGTAAATTAAAGCAATTCTCCCATTTATTAAAGCATCAGCCTCTAGTATAAAATCTGCAACATCATTAGTATTAACTTTGCTTGTAGTTGTAAAAGTAGTCCATTTAATTAAACTTTGAACATCGCTTATACTACAATACATTATCTTCTCTCACTTTCATTAATATATCTTCTTCAAAAATATTAGAATCAGAAGTAGTTATTTTAACAGTAATTTTATGATTTTCTCCATCAAGTCCTGCTTTTACTTTTATAGAAACTGTATTTGTTGTATTTGAATCTGAATCAATTATTACAGAAGAAGAGTCAGAATCGTCACTCAAATCAGTACAAGTAATAATATATGAACTAATAGTTTCATCTGTCAATACACTAGCAAAATTCACAGTTATTGTAAACTTTTCACTTGGTTGTTTCAAAAACCTATCCATTTCATACTCCTTTTTTCACAAAATTCATTTTCCTATAAAAGGTAAAATAATGTTTGCTATATTTAATGTAACATTCCGCATTTGATTGATTAATATCAACATTAGTTTTAGTTAACACATTTATTATGTTTAAGACTAAATAGGCATTTTTTGTATTAATATCAATATTAGTTTTATCAATACGTATATTAACCCATCCAGATGTATTAGTGCTTACACTAATATTGCTTGCACTAATAGCAATGTTACTCTTTGTTAATAATAAAGTTTTACTAATATTAATATCAACTACTTTGCTATTTATGTTAATGTTACTTTTTATAATATTTATACTTTTACTAATACTTATTATAACAACTTTTGCATTGACACTAACATTTGATAAATTAATAATATTATTATAACTTACATTATTGTTTACATTTTTTGTATTTATTAATATATTAGTTAAATCTAATAAAATATTTTTATTAATACCAATTGTAACATCTTTTGTATTAATATTAACATTTGTTTTACTTACATTGTTATTAATATATAATTTTAAAGAAACATTTTTTGTATTAACATTTATATTTGCTTTTTCAATATTGATATTTTTTTCAATATTAGTTATTGCATTTTTTGCATTTAAAGAAATATTAGTTTTGGTTAATAAAATATTTTTGTCAACACAAATTGTAACATCTTTTGCATTGGTACTTATGTTAGTTTTAGTAGTAACAATATTAGCATACACTTGAATATTAATATCTTTTGCATCAATAGAAATATTGCTTTTAATTAATGATAAAATTTTATCTATACTCAAACTAACTGTTTCATTACTTATATTTATATTACTTTTAGTAATGTCCAAAACTTCATCAAGTCCAGTACTTACTAAAATATCCTTAGTATTTATGTTAATATTTGATAAATTAGTTATTATGCCATAGCCAATATTAACTCCAACATCTTTTGTGCTAATGTCAATGCCGCTTTTGGTTAACAAAATATTTTTATCAATATTAATTCCAACATCTTTTATGTTGATATCAATATTTGTTTTATTGACATTGTTATTAATATATGTTTGTAAAGAAACATCTTTGATATCAATGCCTATATTTGTTTTTGTTGTTTCAATATTTCTTCCAACACCAATTACTACGTCCTGTACATATAAAGGAATATTAGTTTTGATTAATAAAATATTTTTATTAATATTAAGTGTAACATTTTTTGTATCAATACTTACATTGGTTTTAGTGGTATTAATATTAGCATACACCTGAATATTAACATCTTTAGTATTTACTAATATGTTTGTTTTGTCTATACTCAAATTTTTAGCAAAACTAATTATAATGTCCTTTGTATTAATACTAATACCTGTTTTATCAACATCAATATTAGCATTTTTAATAGCTTCTATACCTACGCTATTTGTATCAATAGAAATATTGCTTTTAGTTAATGAAACAACATTACCTACATTGATATTAACATTTTTTGTGTTAATAGATACATTTGTTTTTTCAACGTTTATTGACACATTTTTAGTAACATCAATATTTGCATTTTGTGTATTTAAAGTAACATTATTTTTTGTTATTACAATATTTGTTGCAGTACCTATATTGACATTTTTAGTATTGATTAAAATATTAGTTTTAGTTAAATTTATATTTTTTGCAATCAATGTAACAACATCTTGAGCATCTATCGTTATACCAGTTTTAACTAAATTTTCTAAAAAGCCAAAAATAATATTAATATCTTGCGAATCAATACTTACATTACTTTTTATGACAGATTCATTAATGTTTTTAATAGCTATTATACTTACATTTTCTGCACTAATAGCAATATTAGTTTTTGTAACTAATACATTTTTATCGATTACAATACCAACTGTTTTTGTGTTAACTGATACATTAGTCTTTATAATTGATTCACTAATATTCTTTGTAACTGATATGCTAACATCTTGCGTATTAATTTGTATATCACTTTTTGTTACAAGATTATTTGTACTTTTAACAGTAGCTATCTCTACTATCTTTGTGTTTATTGATATATTAGTTTTTGTTAAAGAGTTACTCACATTTTTAATTGTAGAGATAGTTACATCTTTACTATTTATAGAAATATTAGTTTTTGTTGTACTAACACCAATATCAGTAGACATTGTAACTGTTTGAATATCTAAAGAAATATTAGTTTTTGTTGTCGGCACTGAAACATCAGCACTTCCAGCATCTACAATTACATTTTGTGTGTCAATACTAATATTTGTTTTTGTTATTGATATTGATTCATTTAAGTTAAAACTTCCAGTTATGGTTAGCAACGTATCTGTTTCGCTATAATCGTACGAATCAAGTTGAACTTTGTCACCAATACCACCACTAGAATTATCAGTGAAGACCAACAAAGCATTCCCAGCAACCCAAGAACCTCTATTAATGATTTCTTGGATTATACTTGTTACATCAACAGAAAATGACGTCCATGTTTTTGCTGTTGTTGCTGTAGTTTTTGATAAAGCTGCAAACTCACTATAATTTGTTGGCGCAGCTTGATTGTCAGCATCAGCACCATAAAAATCTGAACTAACATCTTCTGGATCAGTAGATGAGTATTCTGTAAAAGTTATAGTAGCACTAGAGATCGTTGAACCTTGATCTATTCCAATGCTTTGAAATCTCCAAAATCCTTCGTAATTAAAATATGGAGATATATGAACAAAATTATAATTATTATTAAACGAACTTGTGCCATTACTATACCCATCATCTGCTCCAATAGAAATATACCTTTGTAATGTTGCCATTTGAATCACCTACCCAGCGGTAGTTGTAAATATCCCGTCACCATCCCAGGTTAATGTAAAGTTTCCGTTTTCAGAAGATTTGTCTTCACCAAAATCTGTATATCCTATCAGTACGCTTGTTGACGGCGTTCCAGTGTCAACATACACAATAGCATACCTTGCAGTTATTGTCGATGAACTCCATGTTACATCAGCCGCATCAAACTTTGTTACATTTGTTCCTGCTGTATAACCAATAGTTTTTGATGCTAAAGTAGCGCCACCTGCCGTATAACCAGTTCCTGACACTTCATTATCATCTAAATCATCTACGTAATCATGAGTATCTTGATCTGGAGCTAATGTGTCATCTAACAACATAACTTTTATAGTATCTGCTTCCCAATCAATTTCTTTATTGAAAGCTTTTATGATTAAATTTCCAAATGTATAAAAAGTAGACATATACTCACCCCTTTTTTATTTTTTATTATGCTGTTGCAGTAATAGCTCCATCAGTTGATAGCTTTTTATATTTACAATAAAAAGTAACTTCACCTGTAATAGCTGCGCTTGCAACTCCTCTTATTTTGCCATTACCTGTGCCACCGCCATCAGATAATTCAATTTTTCTACTTTGACCCTGACTAACATTTCCTGCTGTAACAGCAAGAGCATTAGCAAAAGTTCCATCAATAGCTAAATTAGTTCCAATAACTTTATCTTGTATAGATGTTGTAGTACATAAGTCTGTTGCCGTAGTTCCATCATAAAAATCAAATTTATATGTACAAGCTGCATCTTCTGTAGCTGTCGTAACTACACCATAAATACTTTCTATTTCTACTTCACCTACTAGGTCAAACAAGTTGGTATTACCATTTGCAACGCTTGAAACAGATTTTGTTACAACATCTGGAATCTTAGAAGTTATTTGTGCAGGTATTGTTGTACCTGTATCTACTAAAATATCATCTACTATCCCATCAACTGTTGACAAAGCTGTCGCTATTGCTCCAACATCATCGCCTGCAACAGAAAACCCAGATCCAGCATTTCCACCAGAAAAACTACTCATTGCTTCAAGGTCGTAACAATTTCTTACTATAACAGTTGAATCACCATCTGTATCTACTACATTCAATGATAAATCAGATGTACCTGCAACTCGGAATAAACAATTGTCTATAATTCCATTTATTCCAGTAGAAGCAATTTCTATTACACCAGTTCCGCATAATGTTATAAATGCACATTTTCTAATTTCAAAATCACTAACATCTGTAAGATTAAAAATTGATTTGCTTGCATCGCCGGTTGATACATCGCCTATATGTTTGTGGCCATATGCTTTAAATCTGCTTGCTGTAGTTGTAACAGTAAATGCATCAATAACTTCTTTAGCTGCCGCATCTCTAGTCTCGCAATTTATGAGTTTGCAGTCAGCACCACTGATTGTGCCGTACGTAACTACTGAATCAATCCCAGTTACGAATAAAACATTATATATTGTTACATTTGCAGCACTTATTGTTGTTGTGGCTCCTGTATGCGAAAATGTAAGCGTAGCTCTGTCACTACCTTCTCCCAAGCCAATGATAGTAATACCAGCAACATCAGCAACAAATTTAGCGCCTGTAGTTGTATAAGTTTCAGAATGAGATTCAGCAAGTATAATTGTATCACCTTGATTTGCAGTACATTTATTTATAGCTCCATCTATTGAAGCTAAAGGCTTAGACCATGATCTACCGCTATTTGTATCAGCAGCGTTACTGGCGTCTGAGTCAACATAATATGTTGTGCCTGTCCCTGCAAATATAGCTTTATTTCCAATTTCAAGTTGATTGTTTACTTTAAGTTTGTTTGTAGTTACTTTTCTAAAATAACCTATAAAATTATCCATAATTTGTATTACACTCCTTTATGGAAAAGTCTCGTAATATTTAAAATATTACGGAATTTAGTTAATATTATATATAGTTCGTTTGCCGGCAAAAGGATTAAGATATACAATCTTCTAACAAGTAACCTAAATCTGATCCTGTGATTTTTACATCATATCGCATAAAAGCTTCGTAAACATCACTATGTATATCTTCATCTCTCCATGTCCTAATACCACGCATTTGTCCTTGATCAGGCCATACAAAAGTATAAAGAGCTGTTGGTACTTCAATTCCTGGTGTAGGAGCAACATGACCTAGCCATACATCACCACTCCAAACATTTGAATAGCTCGCTGTTTGACCTAAATTTGCAGTGTTAATAGTTGTATTGCCGATCGAAATGTCTTGTATTTCAAAAATAGACTTTAATAAATCTAAAGTTGCAGATTTGACATCATTCGAACTCATCCTTTCAAGAAGCTGTGGATGATGTTTTAATTTTTTCCAAACATTTTTTGAAATGATCATTTTATTTACTTTTTGCCCTGTGTTGTCCTCAACTGTAGAAATAGCTGTTTCTATATCATCGATCGGATCCGAATTTTCGTAGTCATCCCATAGTACAGTTGGAGTTGTATAATTTGATCCCCAGTTCGAGTTTGTAGTTACAGCACTCGCAACGTCTTGCTCAAATTTCAGCAAAATTTTATCAGTTACAAAATTCACCTTATTTGTTTCCATTCTTAAAATAGCATCAGCATTTTGCCTTGTTTCATCTGCAAGAATTGTAGAATCTGCTACTTCTTCACAAAAGTACGTGCTAGTACTTAAAGCAAATCCATGCCTTTTAGAGGCCGAGCCTGGCGCTCTTTTTTGTGCTGTACTCCTAAATTGATCTGCTTTATTAAACACATAATATTTGTTCGACTCATTCATTACCTCTACCATCGGAGCCACTGAATCCCCAATGTAATTCATGTTTCTATACATAATCGAAATATTGCTTAAGGGTATGTCAACATGTGCATCAGACGCTGTTGGTCTCATAGTCTCACTTCCTTTTATTTAAAAATTAATTAGCCATTGTCACCTGATCCAGATAGTGATCCACCAATACATAATAGTGCTGAAAATACATCATTATCAACAGCCGCTTCTAATGCAATTGCAGAATATTCAGCATCATCGCTTGTAGTAGCAACCGCATCACCACTAGCGTCAGGAGTTAGTTTTGCAAGTCTTGTAATGGTTCCGCCTGCTACCAAATTGGTAACCCCCATTACCATAACATTTGCAGGTCTTCCGCTTTCGGGATTATTTTGTAATACTCCTACTGCTGCTTCAGCTGAATCGCATAACTCACAAGTTGTATCACTAGCTAAATTTACAAATCTGTATTGTCCAGCAGTTGACAGATCTTCAGCTGCTTCAAATGTTAAGTTTAAAACACTTTTTTCGCCATGTACTGCCATTATAATCCTCTCCTTTCGTTTCTGTATGCTTCGAATAACTCTGGAGTTTCTCTTGTTACTTTTTCCATAGCCTTGTCATATTCAAGCTTATTAGTTTCCATGCATTTTATTACAGCTGCATTAAACTTATCTCCTGCTCCAGTTCCGGATACTTCATTATCGCCCCTGCTTGAACCATTTTCACCCATGTTTACTACAGGTTGCAATGTTTCCATAAGAGCTATAGTGCCTTCTTTGTCTTTCAAATAAGCTGCTTTAAATTTTTCAGCCATTGCTGGAGTCATAACCCCTTCACTTAATTTTCTTTCGGCTAATATTTCCCAATCTTTTTCATTTAATTTGTTTTCAACTTTTAGAATTCTTTCAGATAATTTTATATTTGTTTGATCTAAGTCATTTTTTTTATTTTCAGATTCGCTTAATTTTTTTGTTAATTCATCATTTTCTTTTTTTATTTTTTTTGAATTTTCAATTAAATCTTCGTTGTCTTCTGACAATTTTTTCAAATCTACAAGTTGCTTATTAATAGCCTCGTTTACCTGATCTTCTGTAGCATTTTCGTCAAGTTTCAATGCCTTTAAGATATTTTCATTAAATTTCATTACGCTTTCCTCCTTGTCGGATTTAAACGGCGCAATACCTGTAAGTGTCTCCTTGTACACTTCTTCCGATAATAGCACTGGTGCCATATTTTTTATAAATGGTTTGTTCGTAAGGCTTCCGCCCATCAGAACGTTATTAAACTTTTTGTTAGACTCTAGGTCTGTATATTGAAATACAAACTCAGGACTAAAATATTTATACTGTTTAGATTGTACCATATCTTTGCCAAAATTTGTCCATTCAATTTCGGCTAACAATCTTTTATTATCTTTTTTTAAGCTTTTAATCCATCCAATTGCAGCCCCTTTGTGGCTAGTTTCGCCATGTTCAAGATCGATCGCAATTTGGATACCTCGAACATTTTCATCAAAACTTTTTATAAATCCATTTAGATTGTCTTCTGTAATTTGAAAATCTCCATATTTTGGATGGCTCCAAGAGCCTGTCCTCATGATTTCGATATCTGAATTAGTTTCAGACAAAGATAATTTAGTAAAATAATGTATTAATTCTAATTCGTCGGCTTTAATCCATTGGTCATTTTCTTTTTTATAGCCAGCATTGCCAACCGCCGACCATGCTATTTTAATAGCAGATTCTTCATTTTTATTTTTTGAATAATCTGAATTAAAGGCAGCTAACCATATTTCTTTTGCTTTTGCTGGCAGTCTTTTTGTATTTTCTGACAAATCTTTTATTGAGTTGTAAGGCATTTTTAATCACCTTCTTTTATTAATTAATTTTAGCATTAAACAAAACTAGACTTTTGTATAATTAAATATTAGCTGCTAATTGATTATAATTACTATACTCATTTGAATTAAATATAAGAATACTTTTAATATGCCCATTAAAATAAACACTTCCACCCGCTCTATTTCCTATAACGAAAAATTGTCTATTTGTTAATGTTATGTTTGCAGTTGCACTATCTGAAGCATATCCTATATTAGATTTAACTTGATTAGTTCCTTTGCCTTGCCAATTGACAATATGCTTATTTTGCGAATTTATATTTTGATTCGTTGAAGTATATATATTAAATCCATTCATAAGAAATTGCATGTTTGCATTATTTGACAAGTTTGAAAATTGAATATCTGAAACTGTACTTAAGTTTTTAGTTAAAACATAACCTATATGTAATATTAAAACTTTATAATTAATATAAATCGTCAACGGTGGATTTATTATTTGAATATCTGAATAATCATCAACTAACATATAATCATTACTACCATCAAATTTAACACCATTTTCTTGCCAAACTCCAGAAACAACAATCTTTGGAGCTTTATTAACATCTGCTTGATAAGCTTTTTCTCCTGAAGCCGTTTCAGAATAACAATCATGTAGTAAAACATCACCACCATTTGCCCAAGCTGCGATTTCAGAAGAATTTATATTTCCATTGCTATCATAATCAGAAGTATGGATATAATCAGTTGCTGAGTCAGTGGTTCTTTTAATATATAATTTATTTCCTTCATATGTGTTCGTCAATCTCTTATAAGGTAAAAAATCATATTTACAGTTATTGACAATATTTAACGTGTCTAATATACCTTTATATCCACCCATTAACCTTATTCTTTTAGAACTAATCATGCAGCGATCACCTCTAAAGAGATATCAATTACATCTTCACTTGCTGGAGTAAAAGCACCATTTGTCACCAATTGTCCATATATTGAAGTACTATCTGTCGCTAATTTTCTTTTTATATTCACACTATCTACATGCGTAACTAAAACATCACCCAAATCTGTAGGCAAAGTTATTGTTATGCTACCTAGATATTTATCCTTATCTGCACTTGCCAATGACCATGCCGCATTATCTGCAATTGCCGTTGGAGCTGCATTAAATAAGTGCAAAGTAAATGTTGACATACTGGCTGGTACTGCATTTGCATTATATACTAACCTACTTCCTGTTATATAAAAATGTTCACCAGCGGTCGGCAAAACATCTTCGAACTCGATATTTGTTGCTGGACTAGTCCCGAACACGTCGCCAGCTGTATAAGCTGTTGTATTGTCAGGTCTTGTTATTGTCGCAGATGGGTTGCCGCATGGACTTTTTACATATTTGCCATCTATTCTTCTTGTAGTCAAATAATCACTCCTTTTCTTTTTGAGTGCTTTCTATTATTTCTTTAATAATATTTCCTAATGTTTCATCCTCGGTCGAAATATAATTTTTGCCGACCAAATATCCGTGCTGTAATATCAAATTTTCATCAATATCATTCCATTGATAATTTGGTTGATTTGTCTCTTGTTCGTCATAATATACCCAAATACATCTACAACGATTGTGTATAGGTGGCATATGGTTTTGATGTTCGGAACTGCCTACCTCAACCACACTGCCGTCAAGTTCTCTACACAATGGACATGTTTTTTTGTCTAAAATTGCGTAATATTCAGCCTTTTTACATTTACTTATAGCTGTTCTATCTCTACCTAAATTTACCATATTTGCCAATCCTGACATTTGGTCATTAATAATATCATCATAAATCATTTTTTAATATTCCTCATGATTTTTTTAGTTATTTTTTCTGTATCTCCTAAATCTTTACTAATTAAATACTCATTTAAAAATCTAGTTTTAATTCTTTCTGATAAATTGTTAGCTACTATGCTAGCCTTCGCTTTTAGTATATCATTGTCTAGCTTTGGCTTGTAATCTGTTTTAATTTCTTTTTGCATTTGCTTAACGCCTCTGTTAAAAGCGTCCTCAAATGCATCAATTACAAAGTTTGTCATTGCGCCTTTATATCCGACTTCTATTTTTGCTATTTCGGATAACTTTATATTTTTAGCTTTATTGACTAAATCTTTTATTTGCTTTTCAACTATTATTCTAGCCGCATTAAAAAACTTAGATTCTATATTGTCAAAATCCTTTTCTATGTTTAGAAAGCTTGCAGGTTCAGACATTTTTTTAATTTTTTCGTCTTTGTTATTTTCTTGCTTATTTTCACCTATTTCTTTTTCTTTTTCTAGGATTTCTTCATCTTTGTTCTCATCTGTTTTATCTTGGTTTTTATTATTTTGTATCTCAATCTTATTTTTTTCAAAAGTTTCTGAATCATGATTTTCTCCTTTGCCGGCAAAAGAACTATTATAGCTATTCGACTCTTTGGATTTCTCTGGTAATTCCATCATGTCCCGTAACCAATCCTCTAAATCTCTGTCAGGAATTATAAGATTTCCATCGACCATATTTTTTAATGTTTCAAGTATTTTATTATTGCCTAAAGGCTTAAAACAAAGTTTAGGATATAAATCACTATTAAAATTAAACTCAATCAATTGAGGGATAGCTTCAGTATTTATTACATTTGCTATATACTTAGCTATTGCACCCAACATCATTAAAAACAATTCAGTTTGGTCTTTAGATAATGCAAAACTACCGGCACTATTTGAACCCAAATTCATAAATTGAGCTAGAATGCTCCTAGAAATTAACAAGTCTTGATGTTCTATGTATGGTAATACGTCTACCATCGTGCGCTTGCCCTCGAAAAGTTCTAATAAAAAACCTTCAGGTAACGTAATCCCGCCATATTGATTGCTCCTAAGATCTGTCACTATTTTTTTTGCTCTTGCATAATCAGCTTCATCATAATTTTGAGGCAGGGTTATTACTGGAGTCCCTACAAAATTTCTTTCTATTCCAATATTAGTTATCTTATACAAGAAATCTTTTATTGACCAATGCTTATAGGCGGTTCTTAGCACACTGCGACCTCTATAGTCTCCTTGTTTCATATCATGCGTAAATACAATCAATTTTTGTTTTGGCATTTTAACTCTAGTGTAAGATGGTTGATATATCCATTGTTCTACATCTGTTAAATCGCCAAATTTATTATATAAAAAATCATATAAAGTTGATTGTGGCCTTGGTGCAAACTTTTTCCATTGCAAGAAATTGTTTTTAACTTCAAAAACTTTTTCAAATACCGCATGTCCATATGTAAACATCGAACATGACTCTTTTATAAAATCGTCAAAATGATTTTTCATACCCGACGGCGGACCCTTAAATAAGTTATCTTCAATAAATTCTTTATTTTTTTTTGCTTGACTTGAATTATCTGCTGATTTCAAATACCAGCTTGTAGACCTTATCGGCAATTCTAACATTAATAAGGTTGCTTTTACTTGGGCATCTGATCTTTCCATTTTATTGTAAATTTCAATATCGCTAGGCCATTGCAAAGTTGACAGATATTCATCTGTCGGCAATGAATATTGAAATCTAGCTGAATAGCTTCTGCCAGTGCCTCCAAGTTCACCTCTTCTTGTCGCCATTTAATTACCCCTTTTGTTGTTATTTCCCATAATTTTCTTTCATAAATTTTACAACTTCTATAAATAGACTATTAATATTTTTATCTGCTTTATTTTCTTGTAACATTTTAGCAGTATTTAGTAATATATCATACTCTTTTTCGTCATATTTATATTTCATTTTACCTATTTCAATGCTTTTAATAATATTCCCGTTTTTATTTCTTTCTGTAGCTGCTAACCAATCGCACAGCATTTCTATTTTATCCAATGTAGTCATATTATTATATCCGCTATATTCAGGATGATGCCTATTATTGTTATAATGGTGCTTAATTGCAATTTGCATTTTGTCTAAATACTTTTTGTATTCATCAGAACCATATTCGCATTGTTTAAGCTTAGAAGTAAATATGTCATAGTAACCTTTTTCATATTTTCCCAATTTGCTTTTATCATGAATATTTGCTCTGTGTATAAAACTTTTCTCCAGCAAAGGAAGCTCAGTAACTACGAAATTTTCTTTTAACAATAATAAAAATCTTAATATCCAATATTCGACTCTGTTTCTGTGCAGCAATGTATCAAGTTTTGAATCATACATTTTTCGATCCTCCACTTGATTTCGGTTCATATCTTTCTTCTTTGCCGGCATGGGCATTCATATTTTTCTTGCCTTCTTCTGAAACAATCCCAAATTTAGGTTTTTTCCTACTTGTTATCCCTTCTTTTTCTGCCAGTTCACACATTCTCAAAAATGCTTTAGTTTTCATTTGCTTTAAATAAAACAATGGGAAATTTTCTCCATTCGGCGCACTATAACTCATTGTTTTAATATGATTCATTCTTGTATCATATTTAACGCAAGCATCTGCAAGTTTCATAAACTCTGCATTTTCATCTAGCACACTGTCATTATTGCCAATATTGGATTTACTAGTTTTAATTTTATCCATTTTTTTGTTTAATTTTTCAATTTCTTCTTTCAAAATTTCAATTTCAATCTGATTTTCATTTTCTAATTCATCATTTTTCTTTGTCATATTGTTGCTCCTTTATGCTTTTATTTTTATTATAGCATAACTTGTTTTAGAGCATAATAAAACACCTAGTTTTTAGTTAGGTGTTTTTATGTAATGTAAACTATTTATTTAAATTTATTGTTATTATCTTTTTATTTTCACGCTTCCGCCTGCATCTATATCTCCGGTAACGTTTTCACAACTGCATGATCTTTCCCTTTTATTTAATAATTTAGGTGTATATTTATTATATAGCAATGTTTTAATCACGCTTGTATCTTGTGTAATTTCAAATAATTTTACATAATCCTCTAATACCATTTTACGTAAATCTTTCATGTCTTCACTCATATCATTTTTCTTTACCATTTTTTTAAATCCAAAAGCATTACTAACAGCTTTGTTTGTTACTGAATTAGCTTTAATATAATTTATTTTTGCTGTTTGTTCTTCGGTTGGCAATAAATCGTGCAATAATGTCATAGCTTGTTTTTGATGTTCTTTATCTTGTTTAACATTTTTGTATTTTTGAATTTGATTTGATAATTCTTCAACTTTTTCTATTAATAAATGTCTAATTTTAGCATTATATCTTGAAGCAATTTGTAACATGCCTTTTTTGGAAAGTTTATAATGCGCATTTGATATTATGCTGTTAACATTAGTATTTTCAACGAGCTCAAAAATGAGCTCCGTCGATATATGATTGCTATTGAGCTCTATAATTTCTTCTCTAATATCTCTCATTACATTTTTATGATCTTTGTTTGCCCATTTAGCTATATCCAATGATACCCAATTAAACCCATCATGTCTTAATAAAATTAATCCTAATTCTCTATTCATATTTCCTCCATATAATAAAAGTATCTTTGTAAATCCAAATTTCCCAGCTCGAATTTACAAAGATACTATAACTTATTATATGGATTATATTGGCTGGGAATCAATATAATCCATATAATTTATTAACTTAATACTATTATACTATATATCACCATACATTACAATCCTTATTACTACTAGGCACCAGCTCAACATCCTTCAAACTGCCCCTACCATGTATCATAATCATAGCAACGCAACAAGCGTCTAGAATATTAGGAGACTTACCCCCAGGCTCAAATTCCAAAAATTCATTTTCAAATAGTTTATGGGTTTTATTTATCCAAAATCTTTTAGTCTCACAATATACACTAAAAGATTCTATCCTAGTAGCCTTGCTTTGTGTACCGACGTTAACTGGCATAATCGGCGGTAAACTGCCTAATATAAATGCTTGTTGTGCCAATACTCGCTGATACTGAACACTTTCAACGCCCATTTTATATGGCTTATACTTTCTATTATATCGGTCAACTAGTTTTAATTGTTCTGGGAATGTTAACCAATCCTCAAATTCTTCTATCAGATATGCCTTAACTCCATCAAATCCAATAACAGCTAACCCAAACTTATCTTGTCGCTTGCTTTCTGCTGTTGTTTTATCGTCAGCGACCGCGGGATCAATGCCTATATATATTTTTAGCCTCGGAGGCATGTTGTCATAATAATTCAACCAATTAGGATCTAGCAATTTTGCTGAAATTGATTTTCTATCATTCTGCATTACTTTGTTGAACTTAATTGTACCGATAGAGTCTTTTTTTGCCAATACTCTTGACAAGGGCCATTGCTCCGGCCACAAAGTTGTTGTTTGATCTGAGTCGAGAGCCGACAAATGCACATAAGCATATTCGTTTTTATCTGAAAGAACACATAATAAATCCTTAGTATGTTGCAATGTCCCTAAAAGAATTTTACGTCCACCATCAATTACCCTTGCGTCGATTATTTCAAGCCACCAATCCTCAACTTTTTTTCTAAGTATATCTGTTTGTGAATTAGATAGATCTATAATATCATCAGCGATTACCCAATCAAGCCTAGCTCCCATTACTGCTCCACCTGTGCCAATTGCGACAATTGTAGGATCTTTTGATTGATATCCCTGATCTCTTTTTATAATTATCTCTTCTGTTGTCCATTTGCCAGCATCGTCATTTTTGGTTGGCTTATGAGGTATGATATAGTCTCCAAAATCTTCTTTAAATCGTGGATTGTACTCTATATGCCATTTTATAAGTCTTAGAAATCCCTTTGCTTGGCGAGAAGTGTTTGATAAGATGCACCCTTGTGTATTTCGATCCCGGCAAAGAAAGAATAGAGGTAATACTAAACTGAACCAGGTCGACTTTGCATGTTCAACTGGTACATGAATCACCAAATTGTTATTAATCATAGCTTCTTCAAGCATATAATATTGATGATTAGCTGTATTACTGTTCCATTTACGAGTATATGGCTTAATATAATATTCGCCAAATAATGCAGGATTTTGCAATACTATTTCTTTTCTAGTTTTTTTATCTAAATTTTCAAGCTTATTTCTTAATGCTTCTGTAGTTGGCTTTAACAAATATTCACCTGGTAATTTTGAATGTTGTCTAATTTTTTCTTTAATCATCTTTTAGCCTTTTATTCGCCTTTTTTAAAGCATCAATTGTCTTCATAAAATTTTCTTGTGTTAATCCTTGCATATTATTTCCTTTGCCGGGATCACAATTTAAAGACTCATCTTTATTTATATCAATAAAATTAATTTCATTTTTATCTATCTTTTTGCTACAAGATACTAACTTGTCAAGTATACTCGTTAAAGTATTAATTGATATTTTACCAGACTTAGATGCTTCCACAATTTTATTTAACAACACAGGAATTTCTTCCCATATAATGCTATTGCAAATCAATTGCATTTGTTCAATATTTTTAGATAGCTTTGTTTCATTAATGCCATTATTGTTTATATTAAAATTATGATCTTTGATTTTTGCTAATAAACTTTTTTCACTGTAAATTTGCGGTATAAATAATTTATGCTCTTTCAATATGTCAAAAGTTATATCAAATTTTGCTTTGACTTGAGCATATATTACAAATTCTGATTTACTATTAGTATATAAATCGACATCGTAATTTGTTATTTTATTTATGCATAGCTTACATTTAAGCTTATGCTGTAGTAATTTATCGTTATTATTATCCATAATCTTATTATACAAAAAAAATAACACCTAGCGATAGGCATTATTTGAATCAATTATCATTTTCTCTGAATACATTCATATCCGCATTCTGGGCACTTGTATTCTGTGCCTCCTGTTATATCATCAGTGCCAACATTATCCATCGCAACTGATTTTTTCTTTTTCTTGCATTCTGGACAATCCATTTTATCTTTCACCTACCAATAATTTTAAATCAGGACTTAAATCAATATCGCAATCCTCAGCCTTATTAACTAATACAGCTCCAGCATTATTTAAAACCTCATTTAAGCTAATACTATTACTGTAAAAATTAAGCAAATATTTTAAATGTTTGCAATAAGTATTTTTTATTTCAACAAATTCAACATATCGATTTGATTATTAACTAATATATCTATAATCTTACTCTTGCCCGAAAGCTCAGCATAAGTCTTAATTTTTGCCTTAGTTGTCTTAAATATCTCATGATATTCAGTGCCTTTGTCGATCTCCTGCTGTATTATTTTTTGTGTAAGTATTTCAGCACTATTAACAATGTCTAATTGATCTTTAGTCATATAATTTCTAGTAGTTCCGGCTTTAGGCTTGAACTCAAAATCGAACAATGACTTGTTTATCATATTGGTAAATTGAGAATATGCTAATTGCGGCTTCTTTTCGTAGGTTTTAGAACCGTTTTCAATAGCATACTTTAAATAGTTTTCGTACTCTTTTGCTACTTTCTTTCTTGTTTCTTTACCTTTTTCTCGTGATTCTAGCCATTCTTTGTTTTGTTTGTTAAGCTCTACTTGTAATAAAGCTCTACGCATTCTATAAAATTCTTTAACTAAGTATTGTTTAAAATCTAACACTTCTTCGCTATTGTCCATCAAAGAAATTAAAAAACTCGCCTGTACTTCATTCAATAAATAAAATTTAGAAGGTCGTCCTCGTCGTTCTATTTTCCAATTATTAGTTGATTTTTTTTCTGTTTCAAACGGAAGAATTCCTCTTATTTTTTTTATTCTTTCAAAATGATTTTCGATTAATTGAATTACATTTTTATGCTTGTTGTTAACTCCATCAGCAATCATTTTGCTAGTTATTATTAGTTCATTCTTATTTATTTCTATTAAATTTTTCATTTATGGTCCCTCGCTTTATTTTTAACGTTTATGTAAATATTATATTATTAATTTACGCTAATGTCAAAAATAAATTAAGGTTTACCACTCATTAACTTGCCTAGTAACAATAGACAACTATTTTTTTTATAATATATAATCCATAATTTATGGACTATATATTTATTGTCATTTATTACATAACTATGCAAAATATATTTCGCAATCACAAATTATATTTTAAAATGTTTCTGGTCTTCCTTTTTTTTACCATTATTTGTTTTAGAGTTTTCAAAACCCAAAAAATCAAATCTTTTTTATTCTTTTAGAAATATTTATATCAAATTGCGAATATAATCACAAATCATATTCGCAAAACAACTGCTTCAAATAAACATATTTTGACTTATCCGGCAAGGAAGACAACCTGACAATAATCTTAAAGTAAATATTGTCATCGCCCTCAATCCCTGCATCAATATATCTTCCTGCTTCGCCTTCTAGATATTTAAATGCCTTATCTATATATCTTTTTCTCTTGAACTTAACAACTTCTTCAATCCTTTTGTCGGCAATTGTCGGTTTCTCAATTTTGCCATCTAATCCATACTCTTTCACCAAATCACTAAACGACTTATTGTATTTCTCTCTCATGAAGTCGATTGAGTCTCCGCCATCACAGCAACCATTATAACTGTAATAGCTGTTATTGTCGTTCAGCATAAAATGCCATTTATGATTGCAGAAAGGGCAATCTTTTAATAATCGCCCTTTTCTTGTTTTTTTAAAGTCTTTTGTGTTGCAATAATCGGCTATTCTAATTTTTGATTTTAGATCAGTCATTAAATTTACAAACCCCTCTACTCACACCGAATATATAACTCATCACACATTTCACAGTATTGCGTAATTATTTTTATTTTTTTATTTTTTCCATCTTTATCAATGTATAATGTATTGTGATTATTCCAATGCATTATATCTTCACATTTAGGACATTTTCCTAAATCTGTATACTTATAACTGCCATATTGTTTACGATCAGATTGATTTACAAATATTCTTTTATGCACTCTCTCAACTAAATCAATCATAATCTCAGTTACCCAGTATTTAGCACACATAAAATCTGACTTATCATCACATGATTTAATTCTAAAATCTTCAGTATCTTCTTCTACTATTTCAAAAGTTTTGTTTCTTTGTTTGTGCATATCTGAGCTAAAACCAAATCCGTCATAACAATTACCTATTTTTAAACCATTTTTAAACTTAACTTTGTCACCAATTTGAAATTTCATAATTTAATCCTCCAATTTGATTTTAAAACTTTCTAAATTATTTTTTATTTCGCAGCTTTCTACGATCTCGCCAGTTGTTTTATTTATTACAGATTCGCCTTCTATGACCAGATCTTTTTTAAAATTAATCCAGTCTACGCTTTTTTTGATTTTTATAAATTCTTCAGGTATTTCTTTTTCAATATAGTCTGTTTTTAAGGCAATTGTTTTAAAAGCTTTCTTTCTTGTAAGTTTGCATGACGGAGTTTTATAAGTGTATTGTGTTTTCGTTTCTTTATAGTCCTCTTCTGGTATCATGCTAAACAATTTTTGTTTTAAGCTTTCTTCTGCATTTTCGATATTGCTCTTATATTCTGATATTTTTTCTTGATATTTTGCGATCATGCTTTCACAAGTATTTATAAGCTTTTCATTTTCAAGCTTAATTTCCTTAAAATCGTTTACAATTAATTCTGCATTAATGTTTTTATCTTGTAAGTTTTTCATATTTTAATCCTCCATTTTGTTATTTGTAAAACTTGTGCCGACAAAAGGAAATCATATAATTAATTATCTCTTGACGGCATATTCTTATTTGCTTGGACAATTAGGATTACTGCATTCATAAGTTTCATTGCCATTTTTATCTATAATCCTTGTCATAATACATCCGCATTCTGGACATCTAGGCATATCTTAATCCTCCTTAAAATTAATACTCTTATTATATATCATTGTATTTTAAAAGTCAATTGTCTAATCAAAATAAAACATTTGATCTTGATTTACATTAAAATAGTTACATATTTTTGCTCTAACTTGATATTTAGGGTAAGAGCAATTAGCTTCAATTCTTCTAAGTGTGCAAGTTGATACACCTAATATTTCTGCAAGATCTACCTGTCTTAAATTTTTCCATACCCTGTATTTTTTTAAATTGTTTTTAATGTTTTTATTTTCTTTCATTTTTTTATCCTCCTATGTTTATATTATATTTCCACCCCATATTTTCTCATTTCTCTGTGCCTATTTTCTAACTTAATCTCATCTGCCCTGCACCATACACATTTTCTTTGCGGCTTAGGGGTTAAATTGCCACACTTGCATGTATTTTTATTTATTTGATTGAACCATTTAATTTGATTTTTAGTCGCCATAATCCCACTCCTATTCTTCAACATTCCAAGACCACCCACATTTATTACAAGTCAATTTAAATAATTTTATTAATTTACTATCTTGTATATATGTATGTACAAGTTCTTTATCAATGTCTGTGCTTTTGCATTCACTACATTTCATTTTTTCATCCTCAGTATTATTTTAATATTTTTCTTAACTTACTAACAAAATTAGTTTTTCTAGTCCAGTCTAAACTTTTTCTACAAATTTCAAATATTTCTGATTGATTTTTAGCTAATATTATGCAGTTTTGCTTTGCTCTAGTTATTGCTGTATATAGCAACCTATGATCACTTATGCAATTATTCTGTAACAATATCAATACGCTTTTGCTCTCTGAACCTTGCAGCTTATGCACTGTACAAGCATAAGCATACACAATTTTCTTAAGCTCACTATTTTTAAATATAATCCTAAGATTTAAAAAATAAAAATATATTGTTGTTTCTTTCTTTGTAACATGTTCAACTATGCCCATGTCTCCATTAGATATGCCTTTTTCACGATCATTTTCTAAGTTAATTACTTTATCATTAACCCTAAATTTACATTTCTTAAGTTCAGGATTGACATTGTCTTTAACCTTGTATTTCTCATTTATTGTTTCTCTAGTTTTATTTGTTATAGTTGCAATTTGGAAATTTTTATAAAATTCCAAAACATTGCTATACTTACTCTTAAATTTAAAGTATATCTTTTCAATTAAGTCCTCTTTCAACTCGCCTATAAAAAATTCAGCAGTTTTTATAATATCAATCTCTTTTTTGTTCCTTACTTTTTTTGCATTCTTAATTATAAGGCTGTCCTTGGCTTGCCTAAATGTCTCAGGCAAGTGCAAATGTGTAAAACATTTGCTTTCAATCAAGTCATTTAATACCTGACCGCAGCCAACGCTTGGAAGCTGGAATGGATCACCAACAAATAATATTTTTTCAAATTTTAATCTGACCTGGTTTAACTTGTTGATTGTTTTTAATAGCCTGTAAAATAAGTGTTGATCAATCATACTGCTTTCATCTACTACTATTATTTTTTTATTTGTTCTTAGACTAAATCTATCTAATACTGCACTTGCACTTACTAATGTCTCCATAAACTCTATATAACAAACTAGGCTATGTATTGTAAATGCTTTTTGGTTTGCGCATTCTGACAATCGGCAGGCTGCTTTGCCCGTCGGCGCTAAAAGCAATGATGAATAATTAAATTTGTTCAAAACATCTAGTAATGCGCTTGTTATAGAACTCTTGCCTGCCCCTGCCCCGCCAGTAAGAATTGATATATTGTCTCCAAATGTTATTTTTGATAACGCTTCTTTTTGGCTGTCTGCTAATTCAAGATTATTGTAATTTTCAAAATCTTTGATTGAGTCTTGAAATGTTTCGACATTTATATCATTTTGTTCTATTATTTGATATTTATTAAACTGCGCCAGCAAAGAAGGACTTATAGTCTCAGCTTCGAATATTTCTTTTAGATAAACTTTTTTATCTTCTGTCTCAAGCAATTCATTCTTGTCTATAAAATCATCTACCGTTTCGTTTGCTGGCAAATACCTAACCTCATTTATCAGGTATTCCTTGAACTCGCTGAATTCAACATAATTACTGTTCTTGCTGTTAAATTGTTTAAACTTATGTTCAACCAAATATTTATTTCTTTCTGTATTATCTAAGCTAATATTTAATTTTGTCCTGGCAATTTCATCAACCGCTAAGAATCCTATGTTTAACTTAGATAAGTACTTGTATGGCTGATCATACAACTGTTCTAAGCTCCTAATCGACTTACTTAATTTGCTTGCATAATTATAATTATCAATTATGCAAGCGATCTCGGCTGTTATGTTTTCGGCCTCAGCTTGTTCCAACTTTTTCAAAACTAACTCTGACTTTTTCGGACCTATTCCTTTTATCTTTTTGCCAGCCTCGACATGATTTATAAAGTCTTGGGCTGATTCAAACTTATATGTTTCAAACATTTCATCAATTGATTTCCTGGTTATGCCCTTAATCTCCGACAGAATACATTTGAAGTATTCTGTGCTTTTTGTGTCTACTTTTTGGTATTTAACCCAAATTGTTTTGCCAAAACTATTTTCTGTTTGAGATCCTTCGACTATTATGTTAGGCAATAATTTTAATTCTATGCCCTGTATTGCTAATGTTATGTCATCAGCTACAAATGCACCTGGTTTATAAAAGTTCCAGTCTGATTTCGCTGGTGCTTTATAGAAATTATATTCGTTGTTGTTGAATTGATATTCCATAGCTTAATCCGTTAAACAAAACTTATAAAAACTTTATAAAAGTTATTCATCTTGTCTTATAAAGGTAATAGTAAAAGACAGGGTTTAACCGTTAAACAAAACTTATAAAAGTTAATAAAGCTTATTCCTCATTCATTACGTCCCATTTGGTATAATCTTTAAAGATTATAGCTACTTTGGTTTGATATAACGCTCCAAAGGCTTAAATTCCCGTATAACGCACGGTACACATTAACATTATCTTTCAAATGATACTATGCTAATTTTGATAAATTTATTGCAGCATTTAAATCTCTATCAATCATCAAACCACAATCACATTTATAAATCCGGTCTGATAATTTTAAATCTTTCTTTATTTGCCCGCATGAGCTACACATTTTAGAGCTCGGAAACCACCTATCAGCCTTGACTAAATTAATTCCATAAAATTTAGTTTTATATTCCAATATATTTGCAAATGTATATAAACATTGTTCTTGTATAGCTTTTGATAAATGTCTATTTTTCATCATTCCTGATATATTTAAATCTTCAATTACTATATTTTGTGGTTTGGTTTTCACCAAAGATGTAGTAATTTGATGAATATTATTCAATCTAATATTAGTCAATCTTCTATAAATAAGCTTTATTTTCTTTTTAGTTTTCATAATATTTTTAGTCTTGTTATAACGGACTTCACCACCTTTCATTTTAATTTTATTCTTTTCATATTTACGACTTACTTTTCTTTGTAATCTCTTAAGCTTCTTTTTAATCTTTTTAACAGAGCTAGTTTTATTAATATTTTTATACTTTTCACCTGTATTAATAATTGCTAAATCTTTTATTCCTAAATCAATTCCAATAGTTTTATCTGTCAATTCTTGATATTCTGTTTCTACTTCAATTCCAACTGATAAATACCAATACTTGCTATCATGTGTTATTCTAGGATTTTTATATTTTGTATCTACAGGTATTCGTTTTGGTTCTGATAATTCAATCCATCCTATTTTTTCAATCAATACAGATTTTTCTTTGACCTTTAATTTCTCACAGTCATTGTAAAAACTTGTTTTACATTTATTCTTTTTCTTAAATTTGGGCTGTTTAGCTTGCCCTTTAAAAAATCTCTTATATGCTAAACATAAATCTTTAACAGCTTGTTTTGGTACATTATTAGATATTTCATTTAACCAGGCTAACTCAGTTTTCTTTAATTGTGTTATTTCTTTTCTTAAGTCGTTGTCAGATATAAATTTCCCGCCATTTTTGTAATTAACTAATTGTTTATCTAAGGCCCAATTGTAAATATATCTTGCTGTTCCTGAAGCTTTCCAAAATAATTTTTCTTGTTCTTCTGTAGGTTTTAACCTAACTTTTATTGCTTTTATCATTCCCCACCTGCTCAATTTTCTCATCTAAAATACGTCTAATCAATTCAGCGAGTGGAATCCCCTTCTCTTTTGCCATTTTTTCAAGAATATTATGCTGTATTTCAGATAAATAAATCTGAAATCTTCTCATATTAACACCTCATTTCTTTAAATATATGTTTATTATACATTTAATAAGCGTATATGTAAATACTATAAAAGTATTAATATTTATAACTTTTATAAAGTTTTCTTTAACAGTTAGCTGCCTCCAAAATTTTAATCTATATTAAGATAACTAACTTGTCGAAACAGTCTCAAAATCTGTTAAGATATCAAAATTTCGAGTACAATTTCGACCAGTTATTTTTTTGAAATTCCATTATACTAAATCTAAATCAACATATCCTGTATCAGCTTTCCCAAGCCAAGAATCAAATCCATCTTCGTTTATTTCTTCCAAGATAGACTCTATATCTTCTATTTTTAAATTCCATTCTTTTTTATTTATATATTCATCTAGATTCTCATTTACTTTTTCATCTAACGCATATTGCTCTAATTCCTCAGGTATTTCTTCGTCTTCACTATTCAACCTTTTTATTTCTTCAAATTTTTCCCAATCCTTTGGTCTTTCTACTTCTGACGTATTTGCATTATAATTTACAAAAACTTCTATTCCTTCAAAGTGATATGCTACTTCAAATGAATCTTCGCAATCTGGTCCTGACCAACTTGTCCCAGCTTGAAATTTAAATATTTTGCTTTTAAGCATTTCTAACAATTCACATTTATCAATTCTCATAATTCTTGTAAGTCTTATTTTATCTCCCATGTTTAATCCTCCAAAATTTTAATATACATATATTATATACCATTGTAAATTAAAAGTCAATTGTATGTTGTGAGTAATATTAATTTAATTGTTGCATTCTAATCATTTCGACCCTCCCAGCATGGTAAATCTGAAACATGAGCATTCCACCTTTTGATAAAAGTAACGTTTTCCTTAGAACATGTTACAATATACTCTAATATTTCGGGTAATCTTAATGTATCTTTTGAAATATGCTTACAATGATCACATGTCATGCATTTAAGCATTTTATCGTTTTCTGAATTATGATATGACATTTTCATTTGTTTTTTATGATTTTCATTTAAAAAAGAACTGTATTTTAATATTTCTTCTTTTGTACAATCTTCAGATGATTTTATATTTACTATTTTTGTCACATTGTAAAGATTGCACCAATCAATATATTCTAATATTGTTAATCCTCTATTTATGTCGTTTTCTTTTAATAAATTGATCATATTTTTCAATAATCCTCCCTGCAATCTTTACAATAATCTTCCCATCCATCATCAACTTTTCTTGTCAACCAATCATCGCTATTAACCTTAAAATCTACTGCATCCATAAAGCTATTAAACTCTTCAAACTCTGTTTCTCCGCAGCAATCACATATTAATTTGTAATATTTGCCTTGTTTTTCAATTGCCATTTGTTAATCCTCCCTCTAATTTTTTTCTGTTAAAATTACTAGTCTGGAAATTTCATACTTACATATAATTCTTCTAATTCTTTCAATGTTTTATCAGCATATCTGTCATGGCTATAGATAAAACTTACAAATTGTTCGCCCAGGCTTGCTATTTGATTATTGCGAAAAGTAATTCTAACTTGTTTATCTTCTAATACTTCTATACTATAAAAATCATATTTTAGGTACATTTTTGTTAATCCTCCTATTTAATTACAATATTTTGTGTTTCAGACTTATAATAATTCTTGTATAATGTCTCAAATGTTTGTCCAATTTTTATAGATTCTTTATCAATCAACCTAATAAAATATCCATGACTAGTCACCAACAATAAATTTTCATATTCGTCTTTGTTGTCTATTTTGTAGACGATGTCTCCAGCATGTATCTCTTGTACTTTGTCTTTCCATTGTAAAAATTTATCAATAAATTCGCTTGCTGTTTCATTTGAGTTTCGCTTTAAGTAGTCGTAAATTTCTTTAAATATTTCTTCTTGTTCGTAATCTATGCCTATTGTTACTTTAAAAGCTTTAAAATTGTTCATTTGTTAATCCTTCAAGTTATTTTCAACTTTATTAAAACTCTTGATAATCAACAAAACTTCATCATGTTTTTTAATATTAGATTTTTTAATATTGCATTGAATCAAGTTGTCATTTTTTTCAGTTTCTTTAATTGATTTATTATATTTATCTAATAAATAATTTTTTTCATAGTCTCTTACGTCTTGAAATTTTATTGTTTCATTAATTCTTACAGTACCATCAATTGACATTAATAATTCTAATGTATTTTTATCCTTCAATTCTGCGTATATAAAATATATAAGTT